CCCGAACTTCGCCGTGCCGACGATGCCAAAGCAGCACTCCACCACCTTGGCGATGCCAGTCGAGGGTGCCGTGTACTCGAAGACGTCGATCGCGTTGGTCGCGGGGATCGTGCTCGCGTTGAATCGACCGGTGTAGCGACGGCCCATAGATGGCCCTCCTGGGGACCCGAGAGACTCGTGCTCGAACTGACCGCGCGGCAGGGTAGCAGCCTAGTGGGTGGGATTCGATCCCCTGTCGGAGCCCGCCATGGCGCTGTCGCCGATCTCCGAGCCCGCCATGGCGTTCGAGCCCCGGAAGTCGGTTTTGACCCGCTCGAAGGCCGTCTGCTCGGCCATCTCGAGGAGCTGGCGGCGCCACGACTCGCGCCGCTCGCGTTGCTGGCGGTCCCAGAGCATGAGCAGCATGAACCGCGTCGCCGCCTGGCGGGGCGAGCGCGGCCCGACGCGCACCGGCGGCGAGCCGAGGCTCGGCGGCCGGGGGATCGCGGGCGCCCGCATCGCCGGGCGTGGGGCCGCGTGCCTCGCGGTGCGCCCGAGCTTCGAGGGGTGCGCATGGGTCGGCGAGGGCGCCCTCGAGCTCGCCTGGGCCGGCGAGGGCGCAGGCGCCTGGGCGTGCCGGCGGTGCCCGACCTTGACGTGCGGGAGCTGCACCCTCGAGGGCGCAGGCTGCGCAGGGCCGTGCGCGGCAAGCTCGTGCTTCGCCGTGACGCGCCGGTGCACCGGATGCACGATCCGGGCAGGGCGGGCCCGCGCGGGCAGCCGGACGGGCGCCTGGCGCGCGCGCGGCGCTGGCGTCAGCACCCCGCCGATGACGACGATGGCCGAGAGGCGCCCCGCGGCCGAGTTCACGTCGATATTGACCCTCGGCCCTGTCGCCTCCGCGGCGACGTGGGACGCCTCCCAGTCGGACACCGCGGCGCCCCCGCCCGCCCCGTTCACGCTCTTCAGGACGTGCACGATCTTCGCCGAGGTCTGGCTCCGGGTCGCCGAGTTGGCCGGGATGCCCCCGTTGGTGTCCCCCGCCTGGGCGCCGATGCAGGTCTCCTCCGACCCCGTCCACACCCCCTCGGAGAACTGCGAGCGGATCGAGTTGCTGCGGTTGGTGCTGTTCTTCGTCCCGAGCGTCGTGCCCACGATGAAGTAGGCGGCCGGCGACACCCCGCACGTGATCAGCTTCTGGCCCGTCGTGGACGTGTCGAGCCAGGGCGCACCACCGCCCGGATCGGTCGTCGGCAGGATCCCCGCGAAGAGCTGCCGGCGCTCCTTGAACCGCCCGAACAGGATCGCCGTCGACACGTTCGCCGCCGCGTTGCGCTTCGTGAACGTCGGCGTGGTGCTCCAGGTCGTGAGCTCGAGCGCGCTGCCGTCGGTCGTCTCGTCGACCTGCCACACGCACGTGTCATCCCGCAGGGACGAGGCGCCCGCGAAGTCGAGCGCCGCCCGGTCCTGGTTCTGATCGTTCCAACACCACTGCTGGATCGAGCCGTCCAGCCGCCTGATCGCCCACCCGTAGCCCGTGCGCCCGTCCGCGGTGTCGGAGTCGGCCGCGTAGGCGCTCCAGTGCGAGTAGAAGATGGCGAAGTCGGGCACGTACCCGAGATCCGGCACGCTTTGCGTCGCGTTCTGCGCCCCCGTGTGCGTGAACTCCACGACCGTCACGTTCGAGAGGTCGTAGAAGTTGACCGGCGCGAAGATGGACGCCGCGTTGAGCAGGTCCGTCCACGAGATCGTCGCCCCGCCGGTGATGAAGGACGTGAACTCGGCAAGGCCGTTGACCGCACCCGAGGCGCCCAAGGGCGCGTCGATCACGTGCGTGTTGCTGATCCGCGTGCGGCAGTCCTGGTTGCTCGTGAGCTGGTTGTTCTCGGCCATCGCGCCGAGGGCCCGCTTCGTCGTCCCGTCCGTCATGCCCCAGAGGACGCGGTGCGCGTTCACCGGCGTGCCCAAGGCCGTCCCCGCGCTGCCGCGGAACAGCGCCGCCATCGGGGTCTTGTTCGAGCCAGGGCCTGAGGCCGAGGTGATCGACTGCGAGACGGGCAGCGTGCCGGTCGTCGGGGCCGCCGCGTTCGGCGACCGGATGATCAGGGCAGGCCCTCCGCCAAGAGCTTCGCGCGCAGGTACTGGCTCAACGCCGGCTTCGTCGCGGGGTCGAGCGGGCTCATCTGCTCGGGGTCGGCGTTCAAGTCGTAGAGCTCCTCGGCGACCGGCAACGAGGGCAGCCCATGCCGGCGCAGGCTCCACCAGCCCGAGGCACCCAGGCCGATCGCGGCCCAGTCCCCTGGCACCGCGGGGTTGCCCCCGAACCAGCCTCCCGACTGCCCGGTGAGCACGAAGGGGTGCACGGCCCCGCCCACGACCGAGAGCCCGTCGATCCCAGCCGGAGGGTTCACGCCCCAGTACTCGGCGAGCGTCGGCAGAACGTCGGCGAGGTGCACCAGGCGCGGCGAGTCGTAGTGCGTGAGCCCGGCGCCCGCCATCACGAATGGCACGCGCACCCCGCGCTCAAAGGTCGTGGTCTTCGCCCTCAAGGGGTCGGGCGCTACCTGCTGCGGCGTCCCGTTGTCGCCCACGACGATCACGAGCCAATCGGCGAGGTCGATGCCGGCGAGGAAGAGGCCGAGCTCGTAGTCAGCGGTCGCGAGCATCTGCAGGTAACGGTCGTGGTCGCTGATCACGATGGCGGGGTAGCCAGGAGGGCGCGCGCTCGAGGGCACCGTGTGGAAGGGCGCATGCGGCAGGGACACGTTCCACACCGCGAGATGCGACTCGCTCGAGCCCGTGAGCGTGTCGCGCCAGGCGAGCAGCCGCCCGAGGATCATCGTGGGGTTGTAGAGCGTCGTGAGCCCCGCCCGAGCTGGGTCTGTCCCGTCCGGCACGAAGAACCAGGACGTGTACCCCGTGCCCCCGCACGAGCCCTCGGCGCCGCCTGGCGCGTTCATGTTGCCGGGCGTCCAGTCGGCGTAGGTGTAGCCGTGCTCGTAGGGCGCCTGGAGGTACGAGCCGCCCGATGGCGCGCCCCCGAGGTGCCACTTGCCGAAGAACCCGCGGTGCGTCACCCCGGCGCGGCCGGCGAGCTCGGCCATGGACTCAAGCCCTGCGCTCAACTCGGCCCCGGGCATGGGGTCGCACCCGATGCCGCACTCGTCGAAGTGCCACGTGGAACCCTGCAGCGACCAGCGCGAGGGCGAGCACACTGGCGCCCCGTACGCCTTCGCGAAGGACACGCCCCCGTCCGCGAGCCCCTGGATCGCGCAGGGCAGGCCCAGGGCGGCGAGCTTGGCTTCGAGGTCCGCCACGTCGTCGGCGCTCACGTCGTCCCACACGACGACCAGCGCGTTCCCAGGGCCAGCCTCGGGCGCCCGAGGGGCGAACGTGATGGGCGCGCCGGCCGGGCGCAGGGAGCGCCGCAGCCCGTGCTGCGTGACGACCAGCGCCACCCCCGCGACGAGCAGCAACCCAGCCGAGACCGCCGTGCCCTTGCCGATCATGCCTTCGAGCTCCTCGTCACGCGCCGCGGTTGAAGGGTCGGAGCCCACGGGGCCGCAAGCGGCCCTCCGGGTCTTCAGCACTGGCCGCTCGCGCACGGCCGGGGTCGCCCCCTGCTGAGCCTCCCAAGGATCCCGAGTCGGCAAGCGCCTCTTGGTGGGCGCGGCCCTCGAGACCCGCCTCCTGGCCGATCAAGCCATGAGGGGTCCCGGGCACCAGGGTAGTCACGTGGTTGCACACGCTTCGCAGGCTCCACCGGCGAGGGCGTGCACCGAGCCGACCTGAGCGGGCTGGGGACAGCCGGCCAGGCCGGCGGGCGCGCGCCGCACCGGCGGGCGGAGGGTAGCTAGCGCGCCTGCGCGGAAGCAAGGGCACCCCGCGCGCGTGCGTGTCAGCGCCCTGCCCTCGGATCGGATTGGAGCCCGGATCCCGGACCCACACCTGCCCAGTGACGAGCACCTACATCCTCCCCCCTACCCCCTCCGCGCTTCGCGCTCCGTGAGATCAGACCAGCCCACCCCGGTGTTTCATGACCCTGCACAACTTGGCCCACTTCGTAGTGTGGGCCTGGCTCGAACGGTTCTCGCGGGATCTCCCCGCGCAGCATGCCGGGGATGGGCTTGGCGTGGGCCAGTGTAGCGTCGGGCGGCTAGAGTGTGCACGCGCGCCTTGGGCGGGCGTTGGCCGGGGGCCGTCGGGCAGGGAATGGGCTTGGCGGCTCCCGGCCTCTTTCAGTGCTCCACGTGGAACGTCAGCGCGCCGGGCGCTTTCGCTTGGGCTTCGACGGGATCACCGGGGCTTGTCGCGCGCGTCCTCTTGCTTCTTGCGATGCGAGGCGCCTCCGGCGAGGAAGAGCAGGAAGAGGGCGATCAGCACGAGCCAGACGAGGACGGCGATCCAGACGATGGCCTCGGTGCTCATTGACCGGGCCAGCGCATGCGCGAACGGAGCGCGACGTAGGATCCGTGCCCGATTACGAGGTGATCCATGAGCGGGATGCCGAGAAGCTCGCCGGCCTTTTGCAGGCGCTCGGTGATCGCGAGGTCTTCCATCGACGGCTCCGGGTCTCCCCTGTAGACTCGAGCCCATGAAGCTCGTCGACCTGCACCCGAATTGGATCCGTGGGCGCTGGCTCGACGCGCATGGCGTCGAGCACGACGCCGAGGGGCGCTCGGGGATGGGCGTCATGTTCGACTGTCCCGTGCACGGTGATCCCTGCGCGCTCGCGGTGTGGTTCGAGAACCCTGTCGACGGGCTGCCGAAGGTCCCGCGCTCGGGTCGCGACGGCAAGACCTGGTGGAAGCGTACGGGCGAGACCTTCGACACGCTCACCGTCGAGCCGTCGATCCACGTGCAGGACTCGCAGCCGGACGGCTCGCTGCGCACGCACTGGCACGGCTGGATCCGCTCGGGCGAGGTCACCGGCGCGTAAACGAGCCCGACCCGCAGGCGCCCGAGCGAGGGTTGAGACGATGCGGCGCAGTTTCATGGGTGATTCCTTGGTCAAGGGAAACGCTCCTACCCGCTACCAGCCTACCCCGGGTTGTTCTTTCGCGGGGAGGCTCGCTAGCCTCTTCGGCACCATGACACGACGTTCTCAAGCGCGGCGCGGCGGCGACATCCAGAGTTCCCCGGTTCTCGGGCGAGGGGAGATCGAGGTCGCGGGCGTGCCGGCGCCCGAGATCGCGTCCTTCCGAGACTGGGCGCGGAGGCACCTCGCGGCGCGGTACTTCGACATCGACGAGCCGCTCGCGCGCTCGCTCTTCCTGATCAAGCACGCCGAGCAATGGGCGGCCGAGGTGCTCGAGAGCGGCAACAAGGACCGCGGCCTCCGGCTGCAGGCGAGCATCTCGCACGCGAAAGGGCGGATCGAGGCGCAGCTCGATCGGATGCAACGCCGGCAGATGCGCCGGCTCCCGACGCTGCCCGACCCGGCCACGGTCGGGGCGGTGCCTACGAGCTTCGAGGAGGAGACCGAGCTCGAGCCGCCCCGCGCTCGCGCCGGCGGGCGTGGCGAGCGCCTTGAGCCGCCTGGAGGCACGGAGGGCGAGGAGCGCTGGGATCCCGCGTGGGGCGATCCGAACGTGAAGCTGCCGCCGGTGCGGCCTCAGGGCATGCGAAAGTTGCCGGACAGCGACGTCGCGATCCCGCCGAAGGACGGCGGGCGCAGGGGCGGGCGGCCGAAGGGGCGGCCGAGCTAGCCCCTCACTTGCTCTCTCGATCCAGGATGATATCGCCCGGAGTCGGACGTAGGAGAAGCTCCATCAGTCGAGCGGCGGCTTCCGGCTTCCACTTCGCGGCGGCAATGGCGGCGCGGTCTTTTTCGTCCAGCAGGCCGAGGATTCTAGCTGTCCTCCTGATGTCGTCGGCAACGATGGCAAGCTTGTCGCTAAGATGGTCCCGCCTCGCCTGCGACGCAGCAAACGCATCAAGACGCGAGACAGCAGCTTCTCCCAGGGCGGCTAGTCGCTCCAGCTCCGCGATCCTGCGCTCGCGCGCGTCGAGCTCGGCGCGGAGCGGATGCTTCTCGCAGGCGTGAACGTGCGCGGTGAGCGCCTCGTGCTGCGTCGGCGGCGTGCCGGGCGGATACTCGTGGCCGCAGAACGCGCAGGTGAGCGTGTACTTCTGTGAGTCACTCAATAAGGCGTTGTAGCGAGTGGCCGCCTCTTCACCAAACCGTCTGGCATCGTCTCGCTCTCGCGTTCGAAAGTCGAGACCCGCCGCGAGTTGCATAGATTTCAGTCGCTCCGCGTCTAGCTCCCGCTCGCGCGCGGCGATGTCGCTCTGATAGATGTCCACGTTGGCGCGCAACTCCGCGTTGATCGCGGCGAGCTCGTCGTAGCGTGCCTGGAGCTCGACTAGCTCCTGCTCGCGCTGCTCGCCGGCTGCTCGCGCTTTGTTGGCGCGCTCTCGCCACACGTCCAAGATCGCATCCGACAAGTCGGAGGAGTCTCCGGCCTCGTGGCGTGAGCCCCGCCCGTCCCATGACGGACGGGGCTCGATGGAGTCGCTGTCGGTCAATGGGGGGCCTCTTGCTGCTTCTTGCGGACATAGCCGCTGCTGTTCGGCGCGCGCAGCCTGATGGGTGGCCTGACGGTTGTCAGCCTCCAGCATCCGCCACTAACCACTACGATTCGGTCGAGAATGCTGGAGGCCGACGCCATTGGAATTACAGAGGGAACGGGATGCCCACGACGTTGTTACCGGGCAGCATCCAGGTCGAGCCCGTGGTCTTCCCCTTGGGCTTGGGTTTCTTCTTCAGGCGCATGTTGCGCCACTGGCCATCGGCGCCCTTGCGCTGGGTCTTCCCGCGGAACGGGCGAAACTGGGAGCCGTCGGGCGTTGTCACGACGTCCCCGTTGTCGACTGTCGGGGTGAGCGGCGTACTCGTCGGGCCCTCCGACCCGTTGCCGATGCCTGACGCGCCGCTTGGGTCGGTCACCTTGAACGTCACCGTGGTCTGTCCGGACCAGAATGGATCGGTCACGTTCACCGTGACCGTCTCGTTGCTGCCGCCGCCCGTCCATTCCGATCCGTTCGGGATCTCCTGGGCGAGCAGTGATGGAGCGAGAGCGAGTGCCGCGAGTGCGGCTAACGATGGGGCTTTCATGGTTGGGTTTCTTCCTTGGTGCGACCGGCTTCCCTACCGGGTGCCGGTGTTCGATCGAGCCAGTGCCTTTCGCCCGGCGGCAGCATCCACGAGGAGAGCGGATGCCATGGGTGAGCACGTAACCAGGCCGCTATTCGCTCCATCTTTGCCTGCGCCTCCTCAGGAGACTCATCGTCGGCAAACTCGACGAGAATCCCGCTCATGGCTTGTACTCCAGCGCGCGACGCGCGATTTCGATGGGCAGGTATTGGCCCCCGCCGCGGGGTGGGTTCATCTCGCCGGTCGGGAACGTGATCGCCGCGATCTCGCGCAACGCCTCTTCAAGGACTTGCTCGCGGGTCTTTGGCTTCGGCGCGAGCATGGCTTTCCAGCGCCTAACTTCTAGATGGAGCTCGATCGCCCGCTTGCGCCAGTCGGTCATTCCCGCTCCCACTCGTTGAACATCCGGGGCTTTCATGGTTGGGTTTCTTCCTTGGTGCGACCGGCTTCCCTACCGGGTGCCGGCTTGTACTCCAGTGCGCGGCGCGCGATCTCGATGCAGTCTGCCACAACACACTTGGCCTCAATGGCAACGCTCGGCGTTGCCTGCTTCTGAATCACGCGCAGCGCCTCCTCCAGGACTTGCTCGCGGGTCTTGGGCGCAGGCTTGGCGTAGTCGCGCGCCATGTCTGCGGCAGCGCTTGCGATGTGCGGCGCGCTCGTCTGATCTGCCCACCTATCAATCGCAGCTCCAATCGCCTCGCAAGTCTTCTCGCGCTCGTCGGCGCGGAAGAAGGCTTCGGCCTTGCGGAACTGTTCGTGCTCGCGGGTCTTCGGTTTCGGCGCGAGGATCTCTCGCCAGTGCCCAACCTCTCGCTCGACGTATTCGATAAGATCGCGAATGGTCCGGCTCTGCGACATGGCGGGGATGGCGGTGAGCTGATTCGCGATCTCCACCAGGACGCCAAGGCATTGCCTGCGCTCGTCGGCGCGGATGGCGGACGCGGCCTCGCGCCCGCGGTCGATAAGCTCCGCCTCTTCCTTGTCGACCGCCGCGTCGAATGCCGCCTCTACGTCGATCTCGACCTGATCGAATGCTTCGCTCTTCGGGAGAGGCGTGAAGCCTGGCGGCAGCTTCGGGATCGTCGAGCGGGCGACCGCAGCGTGCGCCGTGTTGTTTGTGACGCCATGCTCACCGCTCTCGATGGCCTGCGCGATCTCCTCCGCGCGCGCATCCGCCATCTCGCTGCCGAGTTGGAGCGCGCCGTCGACAATGTAGATCGCCAAGAGTTCGCGCGCCCGGTTCTTGGGTATTGCCAAGAGTTCGCGCGCCCGCTTCGCCCAGTCGGTCATTCCCGTTCCCACTCGTTGAACAGCCTGGAGACGAGCGCCCAGTTTCGATACGGCCCCACGCGGTCGAGTGCCTCCATGAGGCTCGTCGTGCGCGCGGCGCGCGTCCGGCGGAGCTGCACGAGCAGCGCCTCGGTTTGCTTCGTCCGGCGCGAGAGCGGGGCCGCCTCCATGTCGGCGATCACAAGGTTCCACTCGCACACGGCCTCAAGCTGCGCGCGCACGCTCTCGTCGCGCAGGCCGGCCGCGCAGTCCTCGAGCGTCGGGAACCCGCCGAAGAGCGCGAAGATCGTGTCGGGCGGGCGGCCCTCGCCGAAGTCGGGGAGCAGCGCACGCGCCTCCGCGGCGGTGAGCTCGATGAACCCGGGTTGCGACCATTGCTCGGTCGTGAGGTCGAAGAGCCCGGCCGCGGTGGGTTGCCAGGTCTCCTCGGCCTCGGCGCAGAGGTCGACGAAGGGAGACCCGGTGGAGGCCGCGACGTGGGACACCTCATGCTCGCTGAGGAGCGGTGTTGCGGCCTCCACCGAGAAAGAAAGGGCACCGGCCTCGTCCGGTCGAGGAGAGGGAGGAGAGACCGGACGTCCTTGGTGAGAGGGGGCCGGTGCCCGAGCGGTTTCGCAAGCTCGTTGCGCGCTCTCTTCGGAGCGATGCTGTCGATCGAAGAACCACCAGAACACGTAGAGCCAGGCGATGAAGAGCAGCGGCACGGAAAGGTTCTTCATGGGATGTCGTCGTGTCCGGAGTCGAGTGTCGGCGTGAGCTCTTGCGGGGCCGCGGCGCCGGTTTGAATGCGCCGGCCGAATTCGGCGAGGAGCAGGGCGTCGCAGGTTTGCAGCGTGAGCCCCTTGGTGCCTGGGAAGAGCTGCTCGGCCTTCTGCTTCAACGCGCGCTTGTGCTCGGCCGAGCCGCGGGACTCCTTCGACTGGCGCCCGCAGCGCATGAGCTTCTGCCAGTGCTGCGGGAGCACCTCCTCGGTTGGGATGCGCAGCGCCGAGAGGACTCCGCGCGCGAGCGAGTACCGGCCGTAGAGCAGCACGGTCGACTTCAGGATCGAGCGCTGCGGCCCGAGTGTGGAGGAGACCCAGTAGGTTGGGCGCGGCTGCATCTGCTCGAGCACGGCGAAGGTGGCGCCGGCCGAGCGGATGTAGTCGACCAAGTCTTGGTCGGTGTCGGGCGTCTTGATCAGGCGCACGCGCGGCCCCGGGCCGAGGATGGCGATGCCACCCTTCGCGCCCGGGTCGATGCCCACGATGATCGACTCCGTCACGTGAGAACCTCAACGCAGCGTTCGCACCGCTCGATCTCGCCAAACTGAAGCGGCCGATCGCACTCGATGCACACCGGCGCGCAGCCGGAGCACTGGCGACCCTCGGGCCCCCAACCATCGCGGCGTGAGTGGCAGACGGAGCAGGCCCACTCGCGGCAGTCGTCGTCGTGCTCGCCGTCCATCGCCCTATCCCTTCCTTTTCGAGTCGATCACGTGTTTCGCGAGCTCGGCCTCGAGCTTCTCGCGTGTCTCTCGGAGCTCGAGCACCTCGATCACGAGTGCCGGCACGAACTCGCGCGCCTTCTCGTAGAAGAGCGCCTCGCGGCTGTTGCGCACCCCGCGCGGGAGCGGCGGCGAGCGCTCGGCGAGGCTCTTGAGGTACAGGAGCTGTTGCTTCACGCGAAAGGATCCTCCGGCGCGTCGTCGCTCGTGAAGGTCTCGGACGCGAGCGCCACAATCCAGCCGCCGTACTCCTCCCATGAGTCGACGAAGCGCACGCGCCGGAGCTGCACGTACGTGAGCATGAGCAGGTAGTTCGCGGCGCGTCGGAGCTCTTGCTCGGTGAGCATCGGCGACACCGAGATGTCGATGCCGTCCTCAATGGAGGAGCTGAAGGCGAGCAGCACGTCGGGGTGGTTGTCGGGCTTCTCGGCCGACAGCACCGCGGTCTCCTGCGCGCCCTTCGCCTCGAAGACGAGGTTGACGATGTTCTCGGCGACGAGATCCTCGCGCGTCTTGTTGTGATCGTCGTCGAAGTCTGCGCGCTCGGCATAAGCGCGCACGAGCGTGGCGGCGCAATGCGCGAGTTTTAGCAGCGTGCCGGCACCGTTGCCGCCGTGCACGATGCCGTGGGGGACCACCCACATCACCATCTGCGAGCGCTTCGGGGGCGGGTCCGGCCGGCGCTCTTTTCGCGTCTTCGTCACCAAGGCCCACCCAGCGTAGGCACGTCCGGTCACTCTTGGGAAGGGGCGTCGAAGGGAATCTCGAGCTCGATCACGGTTGCGCCGCTCGAGCTGATCCCGGCGAAGCGGTCCAGGAACGCGAGCAGCGTGGCCGGCGTGTGGTGGGGCTCTCTCCAGGACGGCGGCGGGGCGAGCACACCTCGGCCCTCGCGGCGCCATGCCTGGTAGGCGTCGACGTGCCAGGATTGGGAACGGTACGGGCTCGCGAGCTGCTGCCCGTCGAACAGGCAGGAGGCGAGGATCGTTCCGAAGGTGTCCTCGCGGGTGCGCTCGAACGCGCTCGAGCTCTCGCCCGGCTCGCCGCGCGCTCGAGCCGCGGCGCCGGGCGGTAGGTACTTCAGGAACTTCGCGAGCTGCGGCCGGCCCGCCTCGTTTGCGAGGTACCGGCGGCCGGCGGCCTCGAGCGTCGGCCATGGGAGCGCGCCGAGCACGTGGGTCCACACGCCGAGCTGCCGCTCGTCGGGCGCCCACGTTGGATGTTCCGCCTGCAGGAGCTCGACGAGGTCGGCGATGCGCGCGGGGATCATTGCGATGGCCCGTTGCCAATCCGGTCGGTGAGCGAGCGCGGCAGCATGAGCGGCTCGGGTTTGCCGGGACGCACGCCGCCCCAGTGCTCGTCATCGACGGTGCCCCACGAGAGCAGGAGCGGCGGCTCCTCGCCTTCCCGCACGCGCACCTGCTTGCGGCCGACGCTCACGCGCGCGCCGTTCTTCAGCGTGAGCGAGCCCCACAGGTCGCGTTGCCACACGTCTACCCACGTGAGCTTGCCCTCGACCGCTTCGCGGATCTCACCCGGCTTGGGCGCGTCCTTCGATGTCGTGGTTTTGAGGATGCTCACAACCGCTCGCTCGAGCTCACCAAGCTCGAGGTCGGCCAGGAGCGTGTCGTACACGTCGGCCATGGCGGGCGACGGATCGAAGAACGGCCAGAGCACCGCGAAGGTGCTGAGCGTTGCGGTCCAGAAAGCTTTTCGTTCGGGCGTCATGGGGTGTTTTTCCATCGGTTCAGCTCATCAATGCCCCTGCGCTGGCGCTCCCTCTGCGGGTTGAGGCGCTCGCGGCTCGAGGATCCGTTGAGCCCGGCGCGGATCGCCGGGAGTGAATCCAAGAAGGCGACCGGGTCGGGGTTCTCCCGGTGCTTGAACGGTGGGGCCTCCAGGAAGGCCACCACGAGGCGCTCAAGCTCGGCCTCGTCTCGGCCCAACTGGACGAACGCGCTGCGTATGGCGGCGCTCCTGCGGTCCTTGAGGCCGATGTAGGCCGAGCCGTACTTCGCGAGCCAGCAGCGGCACCAAACCGCGCGCGCCGTGAAGCCGTCAACCTGGCGTTCGCTCAGCTCTCGGGCAGGCTTGGGCGCCTCAGGTTCGATCCCGGGGAGACCCGGCGCGCTTGCGCGCCGCACACCCGAGCGTAGCGAGGGTGTGTTCTTGCTCTTGGTGGTAGGAACCGGATCGGAGGTAGGAGCCGGATCAGAGGTAAGAGAAGACTCAGAGGTCAGAGGCTCCGCGCGGGGTCCCCCAACCGGTGGGGGGGGAGGGTGGAGGGGTGGGGTGGAGGGGTCCTTCGGTTTGTTCGCCTTGATGCCGTCCTCGAAGCCCCGCAGACGGTGCGCCTCGTCCCTCACCATCCTGCGCGAGAAGATCACCCCTTCGCTCGTCCTCGAGAGCACGCCCGCGCGCTCGAGCTCGGCCACGAGTTCCGCGATCTCGCGCGGGTCGCCGCCGAGCGCGATCGCGAGCGCGTCGTCCTGGTGCGAGAAGTGCCCGTACGGGTTGCCCTCGTGCATGAGGCAACAGAGTTCGATCCAGAGGCCGCGCGCCGCGCGCGAGCACACCTTCAGCTTCGGATCACCGAGCCAGTCGGACGGCCAGAACTTGAACCAGGGCCGCCTTCCGCCAGGGCTCTCCGGCATGCCTACGCCCTCGTTCCGGCCCTAGAAGGGTGGCGGCGGTGGGCGGGGCCGGCTAGGATCCCATCCGTCGCGTAGGTCATAGAGCGCGGCAGGGTAGCCGAGAGGCTTCCTTGGTCAAGGAAGGGTCCGAGTGCCCGGCGGGGTTCCTCGGGCCCTTCCCCTTTCTGGCGCCCGAGATGGAAAGGGCGCGATCGAGCCGGGGGGAGAGGATTCGTTGGCTCGACCGCGCCCAAGGGAAGCCCGCGCGCGCCGATGGTTCCCCTGCCAGAGAGTCAACCCAGGCGGTGGCGCGACGTGCTTCCCCGATCAGTGAGGCTCGCGAGGCTTCCGGCGCGACCCCCGAGGGTTGTGCGCGACCGGGTCGCCCTCGAGCTTCCAGCCCGGGGGAGGACCATCGCCCTCCTCGGGCTGCGCAAAGGCTACCTCGGCCGCCGGCTCCGCGGGCGGCGCCTCGGTTTTCTCGTCCTCGGGCTCGCAGGCTTCGCCAGTTGCGCCAGGTTCGACGATCGCCTGTTGTTCGAGCTTCGCCAGCACGCGCGCCGCGAGCGCCTTGGGGGGCTCGCTAGGGGCCTCCTCGGCCTCGACGTCCTTCGGGAGGTCCAGGCTCTCCTCGGCGCTCGAGACCCCGCTCAAGACGTCCGCGAAGCCCTCGCGCGCGGCGAACCACCAGGCGCGCCACTTGATCTGGTTGCGGGTGTGCTCGGTCCAGGGCCCCGCCTTGCCCCAGAGCTTCGCCCGCTTCGCGTCCGCGACCGAGTAGGACCCGACGAAGGTGCCGGGCATCCCGACGCGCTCCATGCGCACCACGCATTCCCAGTCGTCCCGGTCGGGCGTCCCGAACCAGGCGATCTCCGGGGCCTTCGCGAGCTTGCCGGAGGCGAGCAGGAGGGCCTTGCCGGCGTCCCCGAAGATCGAGGGCCGGCCGTTGATCACGCAGATGGTCTTCAGGGAGGCCATCGGCGGGAGGCCGAGCTCCAGCCCGAGCAGGATCTTCACCGCCACGGTGGGCATCTGGTCGCCTTTCGGCGCGAGGCCGGAGGCGACGATCATCGTCGCCAGGCGTTGCAGGCTCTCGATGTCCGCGAGTTCGGCTCCGCGGACTCCAACGGCTACGGGGGCCGACTTCACGATCGCGTCACTCACGGCTTGATCTCCTTGCGGTCGAGTCTCCGGTACTGGTAGCCCGCGCGAGGCTTCTCCTCGGGGGCCTTGTCGTAGGTGCGCCACGAGTACGAGAACGACCCGCCGGGCACCACTCCGAAGGTCGCGTCGCCGATCCAGGCTTTCAGGCGCGTCTTCAACTCCTCGACGCGCGTCTCGTCGCCCTTCACGCGCTTCTTGAGCAGCTCGAGCTCGCGGTCGACCTCGACCGCCTCCATGGGCAGCGTGACCGAGTGCCCGTTGTCTTTCGGGTGCAAGCGCTTCAGGACGTCGGCCGTGTCGGGGTGAACAGGGTTCTCGAGCTCGGGCTGCACGTCGTTCGCCACGGCATCCATGAACACGCGCTCGAGCTCGTTGAGACGCGAGCACACCTCCTCCTCGCGCCGCATGTCGAAGACGCGGAGTTCTTGGCCGCCGATCAGCACGCCCACGATGGCGCGCTTGAGCCCGGTCGTCGCGAACCCGTGGTGCACCTGCACGTAGACGTGCTCGGGCGGGTCGCTCTCCCATTCGTCGGCGGACCACACCGACGTCGTCTTCGCCTCGATCAGCACGGGCTCGCCCGCGATCGAGCCGATCGCGTCGGGCGAGTAGTGCTGCCAGTGGCGATCGTTGGACCGGAGCAGCGTCTGGCCGCCGGGCTTGAATCCGAAGCGGCCGAGGAGCGACGCCTTCGGGCACTCGTTGTTGTGCGCCGAAGGTTTGAGCAACTTCGCCTTCACGCGCCGCGCGGTCTCCTCGATCACGCGCTGCTCGAGCAGGTTGCCCCAGCGCATGCGCTCGGATTCCTCCCGCTCGTTGAAGCCCTGCTTACCAGTCATCTCGGCCCAGAGACGCAGCCTCGAGCCGAACTTACCGAGCCCCACCGCAGCCGCGGCCGATGAACCGCCGATGCCGCTCTTCTTGCAGTCGAGCCATGCCGCGAGCTCCTTCTTATGCCGACCGTTGATCGGCGGGAGCTCCACGGCGATTCGCGTGGACGCCATTTGATTCCTCTCGTTCGGGTGACTCTGGCCGTCACCAAGTCAACGAGGGATCGGCGTATCCCGCAAGGGCTAGCGCGGCGAAATGCCGGCCGCCTTGTCGAGCGCCGCCGCCTCGGCCTTCCCGATCAGGACGGCATTCGGGAGCCTGGACGCGGCCGCGATGGCGCCGCTCCCGCCGAGGAGCGCCGAGATCGCGACGTAGACGACCTGGCTCCAGTCGAAGCCCCGCGGCTCCATCGCGACGACGAGCGAGGCGCCCATCTTCTGGAACGACGCCTTGAGCGCCTCGCCCTCCTCGGGCGTCACGACGCCGTCGGCGATGGTCGTCGAGAGCAGTGTGCTGAAGCTCTGGAGGTTCGCCGCGGCCTCGCGCGCGCCGGCCGCGTCGCAGGACGACACGAGCAGAGCCACAACGAGGAGCGCTACGAGGGAGGCCACGCACAACAGGATGGGGTTCTTCATCCCGCCCGTTCTAGCAACGAGCGCGCGGCCGAGCCACCCCTGCAGGGAAGCGCGGCCGCGCGGTTCTAGACGGGTCTACCGGCGCCGGGCTTCGCCCGGAGGCGAGTTGGCCGCGAGGGCCGCCGCGAGCGCGGTACGTTGGGCCTCGAGTTCGGCCTCGAGTGCCGTCAGCGGCGCGAGCTCGGTCTCGGTCGCGCCGTTCCGAAGCGCCTGCTCGATCGCAGCCGCGATCAGGCCGGGGACGCCGTTGATGAAGACCGTCGCGGACGCCATCACGCCCTGCGCTTGGGTCACTTCGTCGATCAGCACACCGAGGATGGGGGCCGCCATGATTAGGCTCCTTGCTTTGGGGGTTGGTTGGCCTTGAGGGCGTCCTCGAGCGGCTTGCGCGCCGCCTTGAGTTTCTCCGCAGCCGCGGCTTCTTCCGCGGCCGAGAGGTCGCCACCTGGCGCGTTGAGGATTTGCAGGATGCGGGCCACGCGGAACAGGAGGAGATCGACCTTGACCTCGATCTGCCCGAGCGCCTGCCCGATCAGCACCAGCGCGTCGGCATCGTTGCCGCGCCGCCCTTCGTGTTCTTGGTTCACGGACCCAGGGTAGGCGATCGGCCGGCGCGGCGCACTACCGAGTTCTGCCGCTACGGCTTCAGGGCCTGCGAGGCGATGAACTGGCCGGCGACGTCCACGACCTTCCACACGACGCCGAGCGACACGAGGGCGAGCAGGGCGCGCACGAACCACTCGAGACGATCTACGCGGATCACGAGGCCGGGCTGCTCACGGTCGAGGTTGAGTACATGACGCTCCAGGAGTTCCACACGCTCATTCATGTCCGGCATCCCACGCCCCTGGCTGAAGATTCCGTCATGGATGCGTCCTTCTCGAGGTAGGCCACTGCCGCGCGAAGCCGCTGGAGCGAATCCTTGAACACGCCTAGGCCTAGGTTGCACTCGTAGCACAGCAACCCGCGAACCCGGCCGGTGTCGTGGCAATGGTCCACGGTGACGCCGGACCTATTCGCGCGCGCCCTTCGCGCAGGCGGCGTCATCAACACTCCGCAGATCGAGCACAGCCCACGCTGCGCCAGGAGGCGGGCGTCGAAGTCGGCGATGGACATGCCGTATTTCGTGCGCAGCCTGGAGGCCCTGGCGTTCTTGCGCGCCCTAGCTCTGTTCCTGGCCGCCCAAGCCTTGGCGTTGGCTCGTCCGTACGCCCTGAGCTCCTCGCTTGCGGCGCGTCGTTTGGCCATGTACTCCCTTTTCCGCGCCCTTCTGAGCGGATTTATCGAATCGCGATGTTTCTGGTAGTAGGCGCGGCAGCTGGCCAGGTGCTTCTCCTTGTACGTCGGATCTGTAGCCAGGCGCAGCGCCTGGTACTTTCGCTTCCACTCCCTCCGCTTCGCCACGTCTCTCAACTTTTCCGCCTTCCGCGTTTCCGGACTCCGCGGTCGCGTTCTCCTGCCGCGCCTTCGGCGTAACTGGCTATTCTGGTCGCTGCGACGAGCTGTTCGGTGAGGCTGTTTGTAGCGTGCCTGACCTGCTCAACCTTCCGACTGTTGCGGATCCCGACGACCAGGCTCGCCAGCGCGAGCAGCGTCGGCGGGACCGCAGCGAGTGCCGCTATCCAGACGTCGGATCCGGCGCTCACGCGCGGTAGCCTTCCGAGACCGGCACGAGCCGCGTCGCTGTCGGGATCGTCGCCTCGGCGCGCGTGTCCACGCCGATCGTGCCGCAGTAGCGCGTAATCTCGGGCGTGTTCGAGCGCGCCACCATCGACTGGTTCACCGGCACGTCGCGGAACGACAGGATCATGTTCGGTCCGAAGGCCCCGCAGGTATCCACGAGCACCGCGCGCGCGGCCTTCTGACCGGGGTCGTTCGAGTACACCGACAGCAGCGTGTTGTGGTAGTAGCCGTCCATCGAGCCCGAGAGGACCGTACGACGCACCACGATGTCGCCGTTGCCGTGGCCGACCCCGACCTTGCCGGTCGCGATGTCGTACGAGCTCGGGTCGGCCGAGATCATGATGCATTTCGACTTGGTGGGCACCGGCGAGCCGCGGAAGACGCAGTCCTCGATCAGGTGATTCGACGCGCCGCCCTGGACCACGATGCCGGCGCCGCCGCGGTCACTCCAGGTCTGGTACCAGTTGCCGTACGAGCACTTCTGCCGGATCTCCCACACGTTCGGACCAGCCCAGGCGGTTTCGGTCGAGTCGCTGCGCGTCTTGTCGTTCTCGGCGCCCGAGCCGCGCACCTTGACGCGCAACCACAGCCCACCGCGGAACGCCGAGCCGTGCTTGTAGCGTGCGTGTTCGGACGCGAAGGTCGCGTCGAGCTCGACGTCGCGCAGGAACTCGTCGTAGTTGTAGCCGAAGATCCCCCACTTCGCCCGGCCGCCGAGGAGCGCCTCCGGGGGCGGCACGAAGACGTGCGACTCGATCAGGCGCAGCGCGAACTTCGGCTCGGTCTTGCCCGAGAAGTTCTGGTCCCCGAAGTTCATCGCGCGCGAGAAGCCCGACACGACCGAGACGCCCTCGAGCTGCACGACGCCCGGGTGCCGACCCACGCGGAGCGAGATCCCGTCCGCCATGTTGCCCCGGATCTGGGTCCGGCCGATGCCCTTCCCGATCAGGCGCACCCCGTCGAACCCGGCCGAGAGCCAGCTCGAGGACTCCAGGCGGATCGCGGCCCCGGGCGGGGCGTCGATCGAGACGGAGGCGATGTCGCCTTCTGGCAGCGGGATCTCCTTCAGGCGCAGGGGCCTCGCGAGGTACAGCGCGGCGCGCTTCGCCTGGGCGTTGAACGTCTCGAGGTTCATGCGCGCCTTCCTTGGTGCGTCCAGTCGGTGAAGCCGCCGTTCTTGCCGGGCGAGCTCGGAACGGGGGCCGGGAATGTCGTGCCGTAGGCCCAGTTGACGAGGTGCGGCAGCCAGGTGTCGTCACCCTCCGCGGGGAAGTTCGCTTGCGAATGCAGCCACGCCACCGCGCGGAGAAGCGCCTTGTCGCTCCACTCCCACGCGACGTAGCCCGCCCGGCTCAGCACCAGCGCCTGCGCGAGTGCGCCCTGGAGCGCCTCCCAGACGTAGTTCTCCTTCGGCGGGGGCCAGACGAAGGGACCGCCGCGCCGCTGGTCGTCCGGCAGCACGCCGTCGATCGAGTGCCCATCCCGCATCGCGCCGCGCGGGTTGATCCCGAGCGGATGCGCTGGGTCCGCCTGCCACCAGAGGTCCCCCCACTCGAAGCCCGTGTAGGCGGCCGCGTCCCCGAGCCACCCGCGGAAGACCCGCGCGCAGCGGTCGAGGTCGGCCTGGTCGCCGAGGTACACCGCGATCGCCGCGCGGCTGGCCCCGGCGTGCGTGCCCCAGTTGTTCGGGCGCTTCTCGTGCGATTCGATCAACGTCTTCGGTCCGTCCACGGTGAGGAAGCGCCGCATGCGGTCGAGCCAGGCGGTGAAGGTCGGGTCGCGGAACCCGCACAGATCGGCGGCGACGGCATACCCGATCAGGTTGCGCCCGAGGGCGAGCGCTCGAGCCCCAGCCTCGGTGTCGATGGCAGCGAGACACAGGGCCTGGGCCTCGGACTTGTACTTTGTCTCGCCGGTGCGCGCGTAGACGAGGGCCTTCGCGACCGTGACGACGTCGCTCGCATCGTCCTGGTCGGACACCCGCGGTGTGGCGGACTTGTTCGCCCACGACAGGAGGGCGGTCCACGCCGGTCCGCTCGCCGGAAGGCGCAGGAGCTCGTTCGCGCTGGTCCACACGCCCTTGATCGTCGTAGGGGGCGGAATCGGCGGCGACGTGCCGGCCAACGCACGCAGCTCGGCCGCGTTCGCCTCGAGCTCGGAAGCTATGCGGATCAGGTCGGCGTCGCTCATCGCTTCATGATCTCCTCAAGCCGCTCGGCTTGCTTGCGCTTCTGTTGGAGCGGCCCGCGCACCGCGGTGCCCGCCTTGGCATTCTTCATGGCTTCCTGCGCGATCGCAACCATCTCGCGCGTGAGCTCGCGACGCTGGTCGACATCCTTCGTCTCGCCGCGCACGTAGGAGAGCGCCGAGATCGCCTGGCCCGCGTCCTCGAGCATGAGCCGAGTCTGTCGCTCCTCCCCGGTTTCCTTCTTTGTAGTCGAGGCTTGGCGCTGGTCCGCCTTCTCGATCGCGTCGTAGACGTCCTGGACCGACTGCGGCCGGACGCCGAGCGGCCCGCCGCGCTGGAAGAGGCGCCCGACCACGGGAAGGTCGGCGAGCTCGCCGCCGCCACGCTCCTTCGGCGCACCGAGGCCGAGGACGTCGACGACATCCTGCGCCACGCCGCCGAACGTGCCTTTGATAGCGTGGTCGATCTTCCGCGGCGAGACCTTGAATAGACCACCGAGGAAACGCGCGGCCCTGCTCGTGTACTCGCCGTACTGCTCCTCGGGCGCGCGCCGGAGCTCGCCCGTCGGCACGACCGGGCTATCCCAGAACGTGTCACGGTTGGCAGCCCACTCATAGATTTGCTTGGGGATGACCGGGACGGCGTTCGGCGCGATCTGATCGAAGATCGGAGAGAAGAACTGGGTCGCGCTTTTCGGGTCCTGTCGATACCAGGCATCGGCCAGCGCTTCCGGAATCGACGCGAAGAGCATCGGCCCTTCCTGCGCCCGCGGGAGGAGTGCGAGCTCTTCGCGCCCGTTCCACTGGAACGGAAGCGCCCAGTACAGTGCCCGAGCTCGCGCGGAGAGCTCGCGATACCACTCCTTGTCTTTGTTGTACCACCACAACGCGAGCGTCGCGGCGGTCATCTGGAGGCCGCGGAAGAGGTACTGACCGGGCGCGCGACGCGCGGCGCGCACGTCGGCGCGCAGCCCCTGGATCGGCGCGTTGAAGAACGGCACGGCTTGGTTCATGACGCGCGCGAGGTTGCCCGCGGCGGTGAAGTCGACCGTCGCTTGCTTCGAGGCGAGCAGGAGCTGCAGGGATTGGTCGATCGTCAGGGGCTGGCCCGGCGCCCACCCGAGATCCTTCGCAACGAGCTTGAGCTCGGTGAGGCGCGCCGCGGTCTCGGGGAACTGCAGGAGGTCGCGCAGGAAGTCGAGCGCGTTCCGCGGGTCGAGGATCCGGACCGCGCGGCCCTGGAAGAGCCGGCGCGCGGCGCGCTCGGTGTGGCGCATGTCCATCCCGAGCGGCTGCGCCATCTCGCCGCCGAGGCGCAGGAAGAGGTCGAGGTACGGCGAGCTGTACCTGCCGCCGGTGATGCGGTGCAGGCCCGCCACGCCGAGCTGCTTGAAGTACTCGAGGAAGATCCGCGGGGCCCACGCGCTCGAGCGCGTGATCTGATAGAGCTTCTGCGGGTCGCGGATCGGGTTGGTGACGAGCCCGAAGCTCGCTTTGATGCCTGTCGTGCCCAGGCGGAACGCGCGCGCCGGCATGCCAAGGAGGATGTCCGCGACCTTCGGCAGCCGGTAGACGTCCATCCCGGCGAGCATGGAGGCGAGGCGGTGATCGAGCTGGTACCAACGCACGCGCGCGCCGTCCCACACCGGGATAACGGGGTCCTGGCCCTTCGGGAACTGCGCGGGCGCGAAGAACGTGATCGCCTCGCCCATCAAGTCGTCGACGTCGACCTTGTTCCCCTCCTCGTCCACCGCGGAAATCCCGTGCTTCTTCTGCAGCTCCTTCACGAGGGTTGCGACGTCCGCCGAATGCGGGACCTTGTCGACCGGCACCTCCTCGATGAGGTGCCCGAGCCCCTCGATCGAGGAGAGCTTGATCACCTGATCGAGCACGAGCCGACGGTGCGCGGCGAGCACCATTCGCTCGACGTTGGAGAGCAGCACCGGCAGAGGGTTTTTGATCCGCCGGCCCGAGCCGCGCAGGCGCGCCGCGACCGAGCCGCCGCCCGCGCGCACGCCAGAGCGCTTCTTCGACTCGGCCCAGATGGAATCGAGCTCGTCGAACTCGCGCTGCAGCGGGATGTAGGAGCCCGGGTCGCGCGCGCGGATCGCCTCGACCGTGCGCGCCATGGTCGGCGACGCCTGCGCGACGTAGTTCAGGGCGCCGTCGGCGAAGTCGTAGAACTTCTGCGCCGCGAGCTCGAACTCGGGCGAGCCGACCTCGGTGATCGCCTGCTCAGCGTCCTGGATCGACATGCCCGGCTCCCGCGCGCCCTTCGGGTCGGTGAGCAGCGCGATCGAGCGCTTCGCGTACAGGTACACGAGGAAGTCCTTGTACCGGCCCTTGACGAGGCCGCGGATCTCGTCGAGCGCCGGCCCCACGCGCTCGCCCGCGAGGTTCACCATGCCCTGCTCGATCATCTGGCGCACGCGCGCCGAGTGCGTCGAGCGCAGCGCCTGGAACAGGTAGAAGGGGTCCTCGCTCGGGTTGAGCAGGCGCCCCATGCGTCGCTCGGCCTCGCGCGCGAACGCGTTGAGCGGCGCGCCGGCCTCGATCCATGCCGTGGTCACCGCCTCCGCCGTCGTGCGCTCGCGCAGGCGGCGCGCCTGCTCCTTCAGACTCGTGGGCTCGACCATCGACTGCTCGACGCGCACCTTTGAGCCCTGGGTGCGCCACAGCTCGGCGAGGCGCCGCACCTCGAGCAGCGCCGCCTTGATCGGCGCGCGGTCGTCCACGAGGAACTGCCCCTCGAACCACTTGAAGAAGAGCGGCGCCTTCGCCTCTGCGCTCGCGGGCTCCATCGTGTAGAGCCGGATGAACTCGGCGAAGCCCTCGCGCTTTATGCTGCCCCCGCCGGGGACGCCCTTCGGGTACAGCACCTTGCCGAGGGCCACGAGCTCGCGCTGCAGCGGCCGGTCCACAAGGCCCTTCTTCCAGGGGGTGCCCTTCGGCCACCCGAGGATGTGCTTCTCGAGCGCGTGCCCGACCTCGTGCGCCGCGGTCGAGACGTTGTTCGCCTGACGCACACGAATGACCTCGGGCTCCACCTTGAAGATGCCGCGCGCGCGGCGCTGCGCCATGCGGCCCCATCGGATCGGGCTCTTCCCGCCGGACGCCTTCACGACCTTCGCGAGCGCCTCGATGATCTGAGGCCGGCTCACGGGCCCGCCCTTCGGCGGCTCGGGGGGCGGCTCGAGCGCGCCGAGCAGGCGCCCGCCGATTGAGCTGCCGAGGTTCGCGCCCCCGCCCATGGCCGGGTCGGAGGGGTAGGCCGCCTGCATCTCGGTCGGGAGCTCGCCCGGGTCGAGCGCGACGCTCTGGTCGCCTGGCTCCTCCTCGATGTCCTCGTTCTCTTCGGTGACCCCGGCCTCCTCGGCCGGCGTCGGAGTAGGGGGCGACTCGGCGGCCCTCTGCTTGCGAAGCTCCGCCTCGGCGGTCGCGCGCTGAGCACGCGCGCGAGCCACGCTCTTCGCATCCGGCTCCTCCTGCTCGCTAAGAGCAGACAGCGCCTCATCGGCCTGCTGTATACGCTCGCGCGGACTGTCGGGCTCGGCCGCGAACTCCACGACCTGGTCGCCCCCGAACACCTTGTGCATGGTGCTGTCGAGGTCGTTCGGGTCCAGGCGCACTATCACCCCGTCATGGCCCTGCGCCTCGATCAGCTCGCGCAGGCGCTTCACGTCCTGAGCGATTTTCGGGCGAGGCTGCCCCTCCGGATTCGGGAAAGCCCAACCGGCCTTCTTCGTCAGGTCGCGCCACTGTTGATCGCTGTCGATCACGAGCGGATTCCGCAGCGTGACGTCGTGCTCGGTGATGGTGGGCCCGAACGTCTTGGCGTGCTCGAGGTCGCTCGTTGTGTAGCGGCCCGGTCCGAGGATCGGCCCGTCGGCGTACGAGTACGGAGTGCCCTTGCGGCCTTGGCCGCGGATGGTGCGGGCGGTGAAGGGCTTGCCGGTCGCGGCCTCGGAGATCGCCTGCGCGGCGGCCTTCTTCGGCTCAACCGTCACCGGCGCCTGCGGGGCGGCGGGGACAGGTTTCTCGGTTTTCTCTCTCTCGCGGGCCGTGGCGAGCGCGGCCTCCGCTTGCGCAGCCTGATCAGCGCGCAACTCGAGAATGGTCTTGTCGGACCCCGCGAGGAACTCGAGGGCCTCCTTGCGGGTCTTGAACGGGGACGGGACCTTCCCGCCTCCGAGGGTCGTCGCCCACCACCCGCGGCCGCTCTTCCTGACGCGCTCCGTTGCGGGACGGGTGTCGGCGCGCGCTTGTTCGAGCGACGCCTTTGCCGCGGTCAGGCGCTTCTCGGCTTGGCGGCGGAGCCACTCCACGCCGGAGCGCGCGGCGCCCTCGGGCCCCTTGCCGGGCATCAAGCGCCCCTCCTCCGTCACGTGCGTCTCTTCGACCGGAGCCGCCTTCGGCCCAGCGAGCGCAGCCTTGGCGCGCGCGAGCGCCGCCTGCGCGTACGACGTCTGCGCCCCCTCCTCGCTCGACCCCGGGATCTCCGGTTCCGCGCGCGTCGCCTTCACGAGCTCCGACAGCGCCGTGTCGAGCTCGGTCGGCTCGATCCCGGCGTCGCGGCGGTTGGCGAGCACGCGCTCGGCGAGCTGCAGCGCGGCCGGCATGTCCTCCTCCTCCTCGGGGACGCCGCCGTACTCGCGCACGAGCCGCTGCGCCGCCTGCGCGAGGTCGGCGTCGCCGGTCGGGAGCTCGGGCTTGGGCGCCGCCTTCGCCTTCGCGGCCGCGCCGCCGGGCCCCTCGACGATCACGACGGGCACGCTTGTGTACCCGAGGCTCTGCGCGGCGGCGATCCGGTGGTGTCCGTCGAGCACGCGCAGCGCGCCCTTCGGCGTTCGAATCGCGAGCACCGGCGGGATGGTCTTCCCCTGCCTCATCGCTTCGGCGAGCTTTTCGACGCGCTCGGGCGTGACGCCCTCCTTGAAGCGCTCGAGCTGCTTCTGCTCGAGGTCGGAGATCGGGACGGCGGTCGGTTTCGAGAGCGTCGACTTCAGCGGGATCGGGATGGAGGACTCGGGGTCCTCGCCGTGGGCGTAGGTCTCGCCCGCCGCCTGGGCGGCCTTGGCCGGCGTGGCCTCCTCGGGCGGAGCCACGGCCTCGGGTGCCGGCGCCGCTTCGGCCTCGGGCGCGGGCGCAGCCGCCTCGGGCTCCGGCCCCGCCTCCTGGCGCACCCCCGTGAGCTCGGCCTCGACGCGCTCGGGCTGCCGGCGGTGTGGCTCCCCTGAGCGCTCGTCCTCCTTCGGCGCGCCTTCCCCCTGCTCGGCCGCGGCCGAATGCGCCGCCGCGCTCGCGCCGGCCGAGAGCAGCACCCCCGAGAGGAAGCCCGCGGCGCCGTTCTCGAGCGCCCCTTCGAGGATCTCACGGTCCTTGTCGTACTTCAGGACGTGGCCGGCGATCACGTTCGAGGCGACCTGGGAGACCGTCTCCTGCGTGAACTCCTCGACGCCCTCGACGAGCATGTGCACGAGCGCCTGCTTCAGCGTCCCGCCGGAGCCCTCGTCCGCGCGCTTCAGCATGCCGGCGAGCGGGATGGCTTCGGTCGTGCCGACCCCGAGGCCGAGCAGGTAGGCCGTCCACTGGGTGTCTTCGTCGGCCCCGTGGAGGCGCGCGTCCTCGAACTGGGCGGCGCCCTGGACGGCGGCGCCGAGGCTCATGGTCGTCAGCACCGCCGGCACCCCGAGCGCCTGGAGCGCGCCGCCCGGCACCAGGAAGCCGACGGAGGACCCGAGCGCCTGAGGGAGCTGGGAGAGCATGAAGTTGCCCGAGAGGCGCGACACCTCGGGGATCACGTCCTTCGCAACCTGGGTGATCGCCTGCCCGAACTCCTCGGCGCCCTGGCCGAAGTCCTCGGCCCCGAAGTGCTTGGCCGCGATCCCAACAGCCTGGGAGACGCTCGCGGGCACGCTCGCGACGCCGCGCGCGAAGGACCCCGCCGCCTGTTGGATCGCCTCGGTGTCGGTCGGGGGGAGCTCCGCCTCGTACTCGTCGAGCCAGCTCTTCGGCGCGGCGGGCGCAGCCGGCGCGGCGCTACCGGCGGCTGGCGCCGCGGTCTGCGGCCCCTCGGGCTCCTGGACCGGCGCCGCGACCGGCGCCTCGATCCCCGCGGCGGCCTCGTAGTCGTCGAGCCAGCCCATGGGCCTACTGGGCCTGTCGGCGGCCCTTCCCCATCGCCATGTCGATCATCTGTTGGCTCGGGCCCTGGTGCTGCGGCCGCCCGACGGTCGTCGGCTGGCGGGACTCCTTCCCGAGCTGGCGCAGCTTCCGAATCAGGGCGGCGGGCAGGCTGTCGGGGTCGAGGATGCCCAGACCAAACAGCGCGGCCCGCAGGTCGCCTCCCTTGCGCGCCACGGCGAGCAGGTCCTTCTCGGCCTGTTGGCGCTCCTTCGGGCCGAGCTTCGCCCAGGGACGCGGCGGGCGGCCTCCTTGGGGCCGCTGCTCGGCGGCCGCCGCCTTCGGCTGCGCCTTGGCGGCGCGCCCGGCCTGCTCCTCGCGCTCGGTCTTCGCGACCCGGATCTTCTCGCCCTGGCGCTTCGCGACGCCAGGGTCGACCTCGGTCGGCGCCGGTGCGCCCCCGCCGGTCGCGTTCTTGATCACATCGGCGCGCTTCAGCGGCACGGCGGGAGGCGGCCCGCCCACCATCTCGAGGTACGGCGCGAGCTCCTCCTCGCTCGGGAGGCCGGGCTTCATGGCGGTCGCCTGCCAGAGCTTGATCGCGTCCTGGCGCACCTGGTAGGGGGTCGGGCCCGAGGCGCGCGCGGTCTTGCGCCCGTACTGGGCCTCGAAGAGCTTGTCCACAAGGTCGTCGGCGTCGAGCTCGCCCGTGCCCCACATCGCCTTGAGCTCCTCGAGCGAGCTCGCCAGCGCCGAGTTGCCAGAGTCGACCGCCTTCTGGAGCTGGCCGTCGATCATGGCCGTGCCCCGGTTACGCGCGAGCAGCTTCTTGTTGTGCTCCCGAACGGTCTTCAGGAGCTCGGCGTCGAGGTCGGCGACCTTGAGAGGGTCGCTGTTCGGGTCGTCGAGCGCGGTCGTGATCGCCTCAAGCCGGGCGTCGATCTCGGGGTTGGGCTCGGTCTCGTCGAGGAAGTTGTAGGAGCCCTGCGCGACGCGGTCCTGGATCCCCGAGGCGATCGTCTTCCGCGCCTTGTCGGTCGCCGCCTTCTGGAACTCGGCCTTCTGCTCGAGCAGGTACCGCTCGCGGTGCTGCGGCGACATCCGCTTCGCGACGTCGCGCACGTAGGCGAAGCGGTCGACGATCTCCTTCTGCTTCGACTCGACCTCGGGCTGCATCGGCCCGGCGAAGCCCGGCTGCACGGCGCCCGGCACCGCCGCCACCTCGCGCTGCTGTTGCGCGGCAAGGAGCTGATCGTCGGCCTGGATGTCCGCCTGCGCTTGCAGGAGCGCGCGCGCGCGGTCCTCCTGGTACGCCTTCTCGCGGTTGTGGCGGTCCTGGGCCTCTCCGAGCCGGAGGCCCATAGAAAATCCTTGGCCCTGGATATACGGGCTCACGCCTGAGCCCTCACGCGGTAGGGCCCGTGCAGGTTTCGGCGCGCGGGGATCATGTCGGCTAGTCCCGCTCCAGCCCGCTGCCGACGGCACTCCCGAGCTCGCCGCCGAACGCTCCGCCGACGGGGCCGCCGAACATCGTCCCGAGCGCCGCGCCGCCCGCGGAGAGGAGTCCCCCGAGCATGCCGGCCTTGGGTGTCTTCACCGTGCCGGCGAGCAGGCGGTAGAGCTCGCTCTCCTGGCTCGAGCGGTCCTGCGCGAAGGCCCCGAGCGCGCTGCGTCCCGCGGCCTCGGTCTCACCGCGGCCGACGGCGAGCGAGCTGAAGAGGTCCGCGAAGCCGGCGTCGATGTTCTCGAGGTCGCTCGAGAGGGCGCTATGGAGGCCGATCCGGGCCGCGTCGAGCGCGGTCGTCCCGAACTTGCCCCCGGCGCCCATGCGCGCGGTCAGGTCGCTCTCGAGCTGCTTCCCGCGCTGGAGGACGCCCCGGCGCGCCGCGCGCGAGACGTCGCTCGAGCGCTCGATTGCCTGGTCGTACCCGCCAATTCGCGCCTGCAGGCCCTTCGTGAGCTGCTCCTGCGTGACGTCCCCGAACATCCGATCGGACTCGCGCTCCTGGCCGATCAGCTTGCGCAGGTCGCCGCGGTACTTGCTCGTGCCCTCGCCTCGAAGGCTGTTCATGAGGCCCATGGCTAGATCCCCCTGTCGCTGGTCGAAGCCTCGGTCAGAAGCGAGTTGATGGCCGCCGTGAGCGTCTCGAGGGCGGTCCGGAGCGCCGGAATCGTGTTCGCCACGAGGTCGTTCCGGAGGATCGTGGCCGTCGCCGGGGCCGCCGCCGGGTCCGGAATCGTGGTGTCGGTGAGCTGCGCGAGCTCCGTGAACGTCACCGCGAGGCGCCCCGAGCGGTCGTAGCCGAGCGTCGCGCCGATCTTGAGCTGGAGCGTCCCGTCCCCGGAGAACTCGAGGCCCGCGCCGAGCACCTCTTCGAGGAGCGCCCTCGTCGCCTCGGTGTCGAGCTTCAGGGTCAGGCGCCCGTCGACGAGCTCGAACTGGGAGGGGTCGAGGTCGTTCTCGGTGATCCGCGAGTCCTCCCGGCGGTGGTCGCGCGGCTCGCCGCGGTCCCCGCGCGCCATGGTGTTCGAGTGCCGCGCGCTCGTGCGCCGGCTCTGGCGTGCTCGCTCGGCCATCTAGAGGGTCTCCCGCATGCGCTTGGCCCCGGCAGGGTACGCGCGCATCCACGCCTCCTCAATCGCCCCGCGCTGGCCCGGCAGGCTGTTCCGGACGCGCACGTAGCAGTAGGAGCCCCGCATTCGGTTGCGCATGAGCGGGTTTCGGCCCGCGAGCAGCTCCCCGCGGTGGCGCACCACGCCGCGCGCCGAGGGGTCGTCCGTCGAGAAGAGCTCGAAGGAGGCCCCGTCCTGCTCGCTCGCCATGACGATCCTGGGGCCCACGAAGCGGGTCTCCCCGCGCACGCTGGAGTCGGCGAGCGGGCCCACGAGCACGTTCCAGTCGATCGCTACCCCGTCGTCGTCGCGCGCGTCCTTGTCCCACTTCCGAATGAACCCGTCGCGCCCGCCGAGCAGGAGCTTGCGATCGTCGGGGTCGTCGCCGTCGACGACGTAGACGGCCGTCGGCTCGACCGAAGGGTCGGCCGCGGATCCGAAGGTGTCGGGCCAGGGCGCCATGCGCTTTCGATCCCAGAACCAGTGTTCGACCGGCGCGCCCGGTGTCCCGAAGGGGAAGCGGAGAATGTGCACGCCCTTGTCGTCGTCGTTCCAGGCGAGGCGCAGGTAGTGGGTCGCGAAGTTGATCGTCGCGAGGCGCTGGTCGATGTTGAACTCGGAGACGCGTTTGGGCAGCCCGCCGGGGTTGATCACGAAGAGGCCGCCGCGCGCGCCGATGAACCACACGTTCCCCTCGGGGTCCTTGCACCACGCGCGCCCGAAGGCGATCCCGGTGATGTCCGAGAGCAGGTCCCATTGCCCGCCGTCGCGCGGGTTGCCCGAGAGGCTGTAGATCGAGTGGTCGCACCCCACGTAGGCGAAGTCGTCGCTGTAGGGGATGAAGGCGTTGGGGATGTCGGGGACCATGCCCGGCCCCGCCGCGTTCGAGCCCCCGATCGCGCTCGCGGCGCCGCCGTCGACCGGGAGCGTGTTCCAGTCGGCGATGTCGTCGACCGCCGACATGAGCCAGTTGAAGGCGCCGTTGATCAGGCCCGGCGCGCGCAGGCCCACGAGACGCCCGGCCCAGAATTCCAGGATCTTGCAGCCGTGCGGCGGCTCGCCCGGGGTCGTCGAGGCGAGCGACGAGATCGTGTCGAGGCGCGGGTCGTAGACCTTCAGCTTCGAGATGCCGTCGGTGATCACGATGCGCTCAAAGGCGCTCGCGGCCTGGATGTAGACGGCGCTCGAGGAGAGCGCGCCGACGGCCCCGCTCGGGGTGCTCATGGAGCCACCACCGAGCTCGTACTTGCGAATTTCGCCCTGGCCCGAGATCGCGAGGTGCGCGTGCTCGCGCGGGCTGCCCGAGATCGGCGACTCCTGCACGAGGCGCACCTTGGTCACCTGGAGCGAGGGGTCGCTCCCCGCCTGGCCGAAGGCGTAGACGAAGCGCGCGATCGGGTCGGCGAGATCCTCGCCGTAGTCGGGAATGTTCCGGTCGATCGCGACCGAGAAGAGCCGGCGCGGCGGCACGCCCACCGCGACCTGGGAGAGGAGCGTCCCGTCGAGGCCCTTGTAGACGCGCAGGCGATCGGTGCCCACGCTGAGCGGCACGTAGACGTTCCCGAACGAGTCGACGTCCATGCGCGGGTAGGCGTACGTCGGCTCGTCGATGACGACGCTCCAGGCCCCATCGGCGACGAGGAGCGAGAACGTGTCGCCCTTGTCGATGATCTTGCGCAGGAAGCGCGTGCTCTGGTCGATCGTCGCGAGGAGCGGGAAGGTCGGCCCCATCGAGAACACGTTGCCGTCCTTGTCGCAGCGCACGCCGTAGCCGAACCCGACAGCGCTCTTGAGCGGATCGTCAGGATCGAAGTCCTCGCCGCTCGCGACCCAGACGAGCTCGCCCTGCGGGTTGTACTTCGAGAGCAGCCCGAAGGCGCGCTCCGCCCGCCCGGACGCCCCAAGCACGCCATCGTCGGGCGGCCCAGCCGCCGCTTGAGCCCCGAGCGCCCCGAGGACCGGCTGCTGCTGGCCGTAGGGGTGGGCGTTGGCGGCCGGCTCCGGCGGAAGAAGGTGCTGCAGGCCGTACTCGTGCGCGAGGTAGCCGACGAGGCGCGTGAGCTCGTTATCCGTCTGCGCCGTCGCCGGGCCGCCAGTCTCGTAGTGGTCGTGCGTGACAACCTTCGGTTCCGTGAGCGAGTCCCGGTTGATGCGGTCGAACGTGATCCACTCGACCACGTCGCCCTTCAGGTGGTCGATGCCGCTCGAGGGGTTCGACCACCAGCCGAGGATGGTCGGCTCGAGCGTCGTATTGGCGAGCCCCTGGTAGCGGTCGCGAGGGAAGCCGTTGTCCTGGAAGAGGGAGCGGGTCTTCGTCGTGTCGGCCGGCGAGATCCCGCCGTCCCACAGGATCGCGACTATCACGGTATCGTTGACGTTGTCGAAGCTGCCCTCTAGCGGGAAGTTGCCAGCCCCCTGGCCGGGATCGCCCGCGGCGGTCGTCGCGATGTGGCAGATTTTTCCCTTGGCGAACGTGCCCGGGAACCCAGCGCCGGCAAGCCGGTTCGCAACCAGGATGTGATCGGTGGCGCCCGCGGCCGAGTTGTCCTGGCCGAAGACGAACATGGGCGAGCCCGAGTCGCGCTTCTCCGGACGCACCACGATGATCGTGAGGAACATCGAATCGACGTAGGCCGGGAGCGCCGTCTTCTGCTGGTCGGCGTAGGCTTTCTGGATCGAGGAGTTGGAGGCCGAGATCAGCGCCTGGTCGACGCCGTTGAACCGCACGACCGGCGAGACCCCCATCGCCCCGAAGGAGATTGTCGGCGGCTGCTTCCCGATCGACGTGGGCGCGTAGAGGTGGCGCCCGTGCCCGGAGATGTCGGGCCACCGCAGGATCTTCGCGCCCTCGACGAATGGCCCGGCGACATCGAACTCCGTGATTCGGCTGGCCTTGTACCAGCTCCAGATTCGTTTCTCCCAACCATCAATCTTGAAGGGCGTCCAGTCGCGCATCTGCTGGGAGAAGCGCGGGAACTTGGGGTTGGGGCTGCGCTCCGTCCCGATCTGCGGATTTGGCTCCGCGTCGACGGGCGGGCTCGCGACAAACACGTCGCCGTCCGTGCTCACGTCCATGTCGTTCGCCGGGAACGGCACGGGCCACTCCTGGATCAGCCTAGGTCGGATCGCGTCGAGCGAGGAGTACACCCGCACGTACGCGCGAGCATTGTCCGGCTCGTTCTGGATCGTGTAGAGCTTGTCCTTGTGGACCTTGGCCGTCTCCACGTAGGCGTTGAGCGCCACCTCCCACCGCACCTCGATCTCGTCCTCAGGGAGCTGCCGGAGCTTCCACAGGCGCCCGAGACCCTGCCGCGAGCCCGCGGAGACGCCCACGTACACGTCGCCCAGGTCGTCGACGTGAATGAAGCGGATCGAATGGCTCGTGTCCTGGACGGGTAGCGGGAGCTGCCAGACGATCGCGCCGTCGGCGTTGAGCTTCATGACCGACGTGGCGCTGTCGACGATGTAGACGTTGCCCTGGTCGTCGGTGACCCCCATGGGCACCGAGTCGGTCTGCTTCTCGCTCAGCTTCGACCACTCGACCGACTCCGCGCCAGGCGTGAAGCTGTACTCGACGTTGCGCGCGTCGAAGACCGTCGAGACGAGCTCGGCGACCTTCACCCCGTCCTGCACCGCGACGTCGTTCGCCTTGCTCATCCCGGCGCGCTGGGAAGGCCGCTCGCGCCCGTTGGTCGGGTCCTGACTCCGATTGTTGAACGCCTCGGGCGTGGTACCTGGTGCCTGCTTCGAGTGCGCCTTGTCGTCCGAGACGCCGCCCAGGGGCAGCGGGAGCTCGAACTCCGCATCATCGGTCTTCGCGAGCACTAGCTCGGACCACCCACTTCCGTCGCGAGGCCGCGGGTGTAGCTCCGGCCGTACTGCGCGACGCCGCCGCGGAGCGGCCCGTAGGTGCGCTGCGGCGAGTCCTCGCGCATGGCCGCGCGGAAGAACGTGGACGCCCGGAAGGGCTCGAGCTGCTCCTCGATCGTCGGCTGGCCGCCCTCGTCGCCCTCCTCGTAGCCGAGGGCGAAGATCCGCGCCACCCGGATCAGGCACGCCTCGAACAGCGGCCGGTTGCGCGGGATCGGCACCACGGCCGTCTCGCTCGTGTCGTCGATCACGATGCGCGCGCGGTAGTAGCCGCGGAAGGCGTCCGGCTGGTTCACGGTCGAGCGCGGGTAGTGCTCGAGCACCGGCACCGTGAGCCCGTCCGAGCGGTCCACGCGCTCGCTCACGGTCGCCATGAAGGGCCAGGAGGCATCGACCTCGACCGTCGCGGTCCGGTGCGCGGTGAGCATCTCGCCATCCACGAGGCGCATGCGCGAGGTCGAGGAGTCGCGCGCCCACAGGGGCTCGGCGCCCCACATCGAGAGGAAGTCGGAGGGCAGCGCCATGGAGTCGTTGGGCAGGATCCCGGCGATGTCCGTTTGCAGGTCGGCCGCGGCGCCCAGGCCCGGCGCCACGAGCACGACGGAGTCGTTGTCGGTCCGTGACTCGATCTCGGCCGCGGCGAGCGTGACGCCCGTGCCGCCGGTCGGCTCGAGCAAGTCGCCCGCGAGGTAGGTGTAGGTCGCGAAGGCGCCCGTCTTCGTCAGGGTGCGCGTCGCATGGGTGTACGTGGCGCCCGAAAGCTCGATCGTGCCGCGGAGCTGCAGCCGGAGCGGGCGCTTGAGCCAGTGCCATTGGTGCGCGGAGGCGAGCCAGCCCGCCGCCTGCTTCAGGATCTCCGCGTAGGAGAGGAGAGGCGAGGGGTCCGCGTCCCCGAGCGCGTGCTTGATGTACCGGTAATAGTCCTGGTTGATTGCCATGGCCCGGAGCTCGAGGAAGTGGACCCCGGCGACGCCATGACGCGAGCGCCGCCGGGATCCGAGGGAAACTACGCGGCCGCGTTCTGGCGCACGCCGAAGGGCAAGCCGCCCCAGAACCACACCGAGGCGAGGATCTCAGGATCCGCGTCTGCGACGGTCTCGAGGCACTTCCCGACGATGCGGTACTCGACGTCGATCACGAAGGTCGCGTCGGTGTCGACGAGGCCCGTCGCGCTGCCCGGCGAAGCGCCGGCCACCACGAACAGGTCATCGTCCTTCGCGAGGGCGCCGGTCGCGTCGAACACGAGCGCGCGGGTCACGCCGTACAGCGTGACGATCGCGAGCGCGTCGTCGGCGACGGTATTGCCAGCCCCGGCCGTGCCTTCGCCCGGCCCCTCCACGATGCCGTAGAGCTTCATCCGGCTCGTGGCGCTCGCGGTCGTGGTGGCGATGACGTTGCCGAAGCCGCTGTTGTCACCACCGTCCATGTTGTCGTCCGTGGTGGCCGTGTCCGAGTTCGCGAAGTCGAACTCGACGACCTGGCCGCGGACCTTGGACCCGCCACGCACAAACGCCTTCACTTGTTGCGTCGGGACTTGGAAGCCCGTCCCGAACTGCGAGGGCATGATAATGAACATTGCTCTTCTCCTTTTCTCGCGTCGATTACGCGGTGTAGACCGAACCCGAGGGAGAGAGGATGCCCTGACGCTGGCGGCTGGGATTGATCAGGTTGTACCAGACCGCGATCGGAGCCACCCACGTGTCCGGCACGTTGTGGTGCTTGGTGACGTCGTACTTGTAGAAGTAGCGACGCGCGTGGAACACCGGGTACAGGTACTCGGCGTTGAAGAAGTAGAACCGCGGACCCTTGTTGGTCGCGCCGAACTCGTCGGCGAGCGAGGCGCCGCCGAGGTTGTAGAGCGCGAGCCCCTCGAGCGTCGAAGCGCGCGAGATCGGGATGCCGAAGTACTGCGGGTCGGGGTAGGCCGGGTCTTGCGGCCCCGCGACGAAGTGATCCTGCGACTGGCGCAGGAGCTGCTTGTAGATCGCGCGCCCGCGGCGGGTCGTCACGATCATTTGCTTGTTGAAGCGGGGGTCCTCCCAGTACTGGGTCATCGTCGGCGGCTGCTCGAAGGTGAGCAGCTCCGCGAGGTCGTCCATCTTGGAGATGATGTTCCCCGGGTCGTTGACCGTGGAGGTCGTGTAGGTCACCTGTTGCGGCTTGTACCGGTTGCCAAGCGACGCGTCGGTGTTGGTGAGACCTTGGAAGGTCGTGAACGCCGCGGAGGTGCGCGGGTTGAAGAGACCATTGGTGTCCTCGTTGATCGCCGCGGGGATGGAGTACGGCTCGGTGCCGTCGACGGCCTCCATGTCCTCGGGGAACGGCACCTGCCAGAGCAGGTTCTCGAGACCGTTCCAGATCGAACCCCAGGCGATCGTCTCCTTCTCGTTGCGGATGTTCACGAACTCGCAGAAGCGAGCCTCGTCGTCTCCGTAGGCGATGATTTCGTTGTTAATGATCTCCTGCTCGACCCAGGACATGTGGCCCATCGTGTAGCGCCACTCGACCTGGATCTTCTTGAGCCGCTGCGGGTTGCTCCAGACGTGGTTTGCGCCCGGCAGGTAGGTCTCGAATTGGCCCGAGTCCTGGAAGATCAGCGAGTGGCGCAAGTTGGCGCCGCCCGAGATCATCTTCTTCTTCGCGCGCTGACCTTGGATCAAGCGCCCGAACCAGTACGTGTTCTTCACGGCCTCCATCACCAGGCCCATGGGCCCGTTGACGTACGTGGAGGTCGTCCCCTCGACAAAGTCGAGGAAGTTCGCGAGTGCGACTCCGGACATGGTGTTACCACGTCCTCCTTTCGGTGGGACTGCTTATCAGCTAGACGACAGAGAGCTAGCGGCGCACTGCGAAGCCTTCACGGCCTCGCCGCGTGACGCTCGTGAACACCGCGCGGTCGTGCTCCTCCGTCCCCTGTTGGAGCTCGCGGGGTTCCCTGCGTACACGCTCATGCGTCACGGGGGCGCTGCCCTTGCGGGAGAGCGCTCGTCCGGCAGGGCGACGCTTCTCGGGCGGGCCGAACTCGATCAGAGCCGAGTCACGGATCAGCCGCGAGGCGTCCTGGTCGTTCTCGTACTCGCCGGTGCGCACTTGCATGAGCGCGCGCTTGCGAAGCCGATCGACCGCTTCCTTGTCGGACCGGAGCTCGGAGTAGACCCGCCGAGCGTCCTTGATGCCCTGGTTGATCAGCACATCCCGCAGGTTCGCGCGCAGGGAGTCGAGCTCGGAGCTCGAGACCTTGCCGTTGTTCCCGCGGAGCTTCTGACCGAACTTCACGAGGGCCTTGCGCGCACCTTCGTCCGATTCCACTCCCATCGCGCGAGCTACTTCAGTGGCCGCTTCTTCGAGGTCGTCCTCCGGGGGAGTCGCCCGCCCGTGGCTCTCGTCGTCGGCTTGAACTCGCGTGCCCTTCCCGGCCAGCGCGGCCGTCAGGGCTCGAATGGTCTCGTCCTTGGAGGTGATGGCGCGATCGACGTTCGACTGGTAGCCCGCGAGCGACCTTGCGATCTCCCGTTGGCGCTTCTCGTCCAGCTCGAACACCCAATCCGGCGCGTCGACCCGACGGAGCGCGTTCTGGACCTTCTTCAGGTCGTCCTTCGCCCGTCGCGAGGGGGCCGCGTCGGCCTCCCCCTCTTCCCCTTCGTCTTCGGCGTCGTCGTCGAGGTCTGTCTCCTCGTCGTCGGCGTCGAGTTCTCGTTGGCCGCGCGTGGTGCGCTGGCCCTCCTCCTCTTCCTCCTCCTCGTCGTCCTCGGCCCCGCGGCGCTCGTCGACCTGCAGCGCGCGGCGGCGGCGCGGGGGCGGCTCCGCTTCGATCGGCGGCACGCGCCGGCCTCGGCCGGGCTTCCGGCCCATGGCGCGCTCGTACGCCTCGCGCTGGGCAGGCAGGGCGGCTTCCTCGGCCTCGGCCTTGGTGTCCCCGCCGGCCACGCGCTCGCGCGCGACGCTTCTGTCCTGCTTCGCGATCGTGGCGAGCTCCGCCACGCTGTCGTCGATGGTCGGAGCGTCTTGCCGCCGGTTCCGTAGCTTCGTCATGGTGGCCGACGGTCTACCCCCCGGGTGGGGGGGATCGCAAGCCCCTACGCTACGGGTGGTGAGAGGTACAGGACGCGCACGAGCTCGGACTTGCCGGGCGCCGCGCGGTTGTACTTCACGCGGTAGTGCTGGCCCTTTTCGAGCGCGTACCAGCGTCCGTAGAGCAGCACCTTCGTGAAGCCGCGCGCGGCCCAGCGGGTCACCTGCTTGTCGATCGACTTCACGGGAGCTCGGCTTCTTCCACGGCCTTGCGCAGGAGCCGAAGCACGTGCTGTCCGTACTCGCTCCGCCCGATGCCGCTGAAGAGCTCCATAAGCTCCTGGATGTCGAGCGCGAGAATCCGCTTCTCGAGACGCCGGACGTAGCCGAGCCGCTCGTTCTCCTCGCCGAGCTCGACCGCGCGCTGCTCCGCGAGGCGAGCCTTCTGGATCGCGGCGTCCAGCATGATCTCCTTGCGCTGGAGCTTCGTCAGGCGCTTGGGCTTCGCCGGCTTACGCTTCTTCACGAGAAGCGGGCGCGGCGATCGCGCGCTTCAGCATGTCGACGACGTACTCGCCATCGGGGTGCGCGCGCAAGCACTCGACGGCCCGGCGCACCTCGGTCGGCGACAGGTCGAGCAGGCGGTCGCGCAGCACCTCGAGCTTGGTGCGCTTCCCGCTCTCGAGCTGGGTGAAGCGCTCGTTTCCGCCTTTCACGCCGAGCGGATCGGCGTCCTCGATGGTGCGAACGGGCTGGGTCTTCTTGGGCGTGGGCGTCATGTGATCAGCTTTCCCGTCGCGTCCTTGATCTCGCCTTCCAGGACAGCCGCGACGAGGCTCTCCTGAATCAGCATCTCCCCGCTCTTGCCGCCGCACGTGGGCGGGACGAGGTCGACGTGCACCTGAGAAGTCGGGCCGCAGCGGAACAAGACGCGCTGCCCGGCTTTGTATCGCGAGCCGTTGTACTCGCCGGTCTGCATGTTCCACGTGCCCTCGCCCACGTCGAGGATGTCGGCGAGCTGCAAGGTCGGGAGCGCGTTCTTCGCGATCGCGGCCATTTGCTCCTCGGCCGCGGGCTCCCCGCCTCCTCCGAGCTCGGCGCGCGGGATGATGATGCCGCCCTCGGTCTTCATCTCCATGGAGAGAACTTTGACCTTCAGGCGAGACCCTCTGGGAAGGATTTTCAGCGTCATGGTGGGTCGAAACCTACCGCGACGCTCAGCAATCCTCAAGCTAGTCGGGCCCGGCGTCGTGGTCCGACTCGAGGTCTTGCTTGGGGTTGTAGTGCACCATCTCGCCCGCATGGCGCGCCCGCGCGCAGGCTTCCTCGGCCTCCCGGCGCGAGTTGAAGATGCACCGCCCCTTGGCGTCGTGCTTGGGCGCGTAGGGCCAGAACTTCGGGAGCGAGTAGGACACGAAGGGCATGATCGTGTCGGTCGAGGGCGAGCGGTGTCCCGTCCTCCGCCCCTGGCGGTGCTGGCGCACGTAGGTGACCCCGTCGCGCTCGAAGGTCTCGGGCTCCTCGCCGTCCTTGAAGGTCTCGAGGATGCCCGCCTCGCGGCGGTAGTCGCCGCGGGGGAAGTACATCACATGGATCAGCCTCACGCGCCCGCCCCCTGGAAGACCGGCTGCGCGCCCTGGCGCGCGGTCTGGGCCGAGGAGAGGAGCGACCCGAGCAGGTTGCCGGCCTTCGGCACCTGTTGCCTCCCGCCGAGCATGCGCGACACGTCACGGTTCAGGCGCGGCTGCGCCTTGCCCCCGCCCGACTGCGCCGTGATCTCCTGGCCCTGGAGCATCAACGATTGGAACTGCGCCAGCGCCTCGGGGTCGAAGTAGTCCCCGAGGTTCTCCATGTTCATCATCTCTCCGAGCGTCTCAATGAGGTCGTCCCACAGGACGAAGGGGTACTGAGCCATCATCGGGATCAGCACCGCGACAGTGTTCATGAGCTGGAGCACGCGCTGCTGCTCGAGCTGCTCGCTCGTCTGGCCCATCGAGTAAGCCTCGATCGTCATGGAGAGCGAGTCGAACCAGGCGGCGGCGTCGTCGTCCATGCCGCCGCCGTAGTACACGGCCTGTTCGATCGGCTTCCCGCTCTCGGGGTCGCGGAGCACGCGCAGGGCCTCGGGCCCGAGCTCGGTGCGCGTGTTGTCGTGGGCCATGTAGTAGCTAGCGTTCTCGAGGATCTCGTTGATCCCGTCGATGAACTTGCCCTGCGGGAAGCCCGTGCGGTCGCGCATGCCCTCGTCCGCGATGCTGTCGGCCGTCGCCGTCACGCGCGGGTCGGTGAGCCCCTTCCCGCGCACGTCGGTGATGCCGGAGGCACGGTTGACGCGGTCGCGCAGGAGCTCGTTGTGTGTGATGTGGAGCTCGGTCGCACCGCCGAGCTCGATCTGCATGACCTTGCTCTTCACGTCGGTCAGGCCGTCGAGCCCGACCACGAATTGGTCCTTGAAGCTCTCGATCTTCTCGGAGAACTCGGGGTCCGAGCCGTCGACGAGCACTCCGCGCTTGTACGAGGCCATGGCGCGCGAGAGCCCGCGCGCGTGCTTGTTGAGCTCGCGGGTCTGGTACTCGACCGCGGGGATCTGGGCGAGGCCAACGGGCTCGTCGGGGATCATGTACCCGTCGATGATCACGAAGGGCCCGCGGCGGTGGCCCCAGTACGGGAAGGGCCGGCGCACCCAGTCGGACACGTCGTCGCCCGCGACCCCGAGCGTGAGCCACGCCCCGACGCGGTCTTTCCTGTCCCACGCCTCCTCGCCGAAGAAGGCACGGTCGGCCTTCGTCGGCTCGTAGTCGCGCACCCACACGTTGTAGAGCACGACCTCGTCGCGCTCGGGCGCACCGTCGCGACCGCGGCCGCTCGGGCGCATCTCGTCCATGCCCGCCTCTTGGCCGAGTGCCTTGATGGCGCTCGTGATCCACCCCTCTTTGGGCTCGTCGTCGGCGCGCTCGAGGAGCTCGTGGCGCTGGTGGCGCGTCTTGTACCCGCGCCAAAGCTCCTCCTCCTTCTCGATCGCCTGGACGTCGTAGACGTAGCGCTTGGGCGACACGCGCTTCGCGCTCGGCCAGTTCTTCGGGTCGTCGAGGTCGGAGTAGAGCGAATCCTGAGCCGGGAGGATCAGGCAGATCGCCCGATGGTGCCCCCAGTCGATCGCGAGCTTCTCGTTCAAGACCTTCATTTTCGTCTCGCGGATCCAGCGGTTGAGCGCGAGCTCGTGCGCCTTCACGAACAGACGTTCGACGCCGGTGCGCGTGGTGGAGATGCGCACACGCGGGTTCCCGAGCACGAGCTTCGGGAAGTAGTTGGCGGCCCACTCATACGAGAAGTTCTCGGGGTCCGGCTCGCTCTCGCCGGTCGTCCCCGCGGGCCGCCATCCGGGCCCGTGGTAGCGGGCGATCCGGTTGTCCCAGTCCTGGAAGAAGCCCGCGATCCACTCCTCCGCGGAGCGAATCTCCTGGAGCATGAGGCTCGCCTGACTTGCGGCCTTCAGCATCGAGGGCCTACCGCCCGCGCCGCTTGCGCTTCTTCGCGTGCGCCTTCTTGCGGTCGGCCGCGGCGAACTCGCACCCGACGCTCTGGGGGATCCCGATGCGGCTCTTCCCCGCGCACGCGGCGAACATGGCCCCGCGCTGGCGCTTCGTCTTGGAGGGCATGGGATGGGTCTAGAAGCGCGCGCGGCCGATCGTGCCGGCGTTCATGCCCGTCTCGCCACGCCCGCGCCGGGCGACGCCCTTGGGCTTGTTCTGGGCCGAGAGCTTCGCCTTCATCTGCTCGCGTGCGAAGCGCTCGTCGGACTCGTAGCGGAGCTGCGCCGCCGGCCCGACCCGCTTCTGGCGCGCGAGGCGCGCCGGGATCCGCTGGGAGCGCGCCACGGCTACTTGCCCCGCTCGGAGAAGCCCTTGCGCTTGCCCGAGGCGCTCGGGTCACGGAACCCGTTGCGCGAGATCTGCTTGGGGGCCGCCCAGCCCGGCCCGCCGTTGTTCCCGACGTTCTCCCCGAAGTGGGCGGTCCCCGTGCGCCCCCCGCCGGTCGACTTCGGCCGCCCGCCCCCGTAGGAGAGCTCGCCGGTCTTGCGGATGTTCCCGCCCCCACCCTTCTTGCGGATGCCGCCAGCGTCGAGGGAGACCTGCTTCGGCGTGACACCGACTCGTCCGGGTCCCTTCATGTGAAGCACCTGCTTTCGGTAGCTGCCCTTACTGCCGTGACCGGGGGTCTGCATGGCCGGCAGTCTGCTCCCGCCGTCACCCTGGTTCAAGTGGCCTCGGCTACCGGATGCGCTCGATCTCGACCCCGCGCGCGCCGCCGATCCGGACGCACTGAGCCAGCGTCCAACGCTGCCAGCGCTCCTCGGGCGCGCGCCAGGAGTGCGAGCCGAAGACCCGCACGCGCTTCGCCCCGAGCGTCGCGCAGGCGAGCTCCAGGGCGAGGAAGAAGGCGGGGGCCTCCCGCGGCACCCCGCCGGGCCCGATGATCATGTTCGGGTTGAGGGGCCAGAACTGGACGTGATGCATGGCAAAGGTCGCCTCGTCCTTGGGGACGCCCCAGACGGCGATCTCGCGCGGGAACCGATCCGGGTGCGTCAGGGTCTGACTGTGCCCGGTGACCCAGATGTGCGCGCGCCGCCGCTCGTGGCGGAGCCACAGGATCGCGTTCTCGACCAGGACGGTCACGGCGTCGCGCAGGAGGTCCGATGGTTGGGCAACCGCGGGGTCCACGATGAAGTTCCAGCGGTCGGCTCCGAGCTTCGCCTCGCCCGCCGGCATCCGCACGACGTCGGCGAGCGCTAGTCGCGGTCCTCCCCGCGCGAGAGGCGCTCTTTCTTCGCCAGGTCGTAGGCCGACTCCTTCAGGGCCTCGAAGGCCGCCTCGATCGGGCGCTCCGGCCGGTCCTTGCGCTTGCTCAGGTCTTTCTTCCATGCCTCGAGATGCTCGTAGCCGGCCGCGTCGCAGCCGTGGTTGGGACACGCCTCGTCTTCCTCCTCGAAGTGTACTTCGCCCCGTTCCGTCTCTCGCGGGCTCGCGACCACGAGGCCCGGGATCTCCTCCTCCAGCGTGCAGGGCATGGAGTCGTTGTCGAGGTCCGGGTCACGCCCGCCGCGGAGCGAGTCGCGCAGGAGGAAGAACGAGGGCACGCCGTCGTGCTTCGCGCGCATCGCCTCGCGCACGGCGTTGAACATGATGATCTTGCGCTTGGGCTTCTCGACCCCGCGCACGATCCGCGGCACCCCGCGCTCGGCCAGGTGGTCGTTCAAGTGCTCGATCGAGCGCGGCTCGGCCGAGTCGGCGACGACGTAGCGCATTCGGAACTCCTCGTAGAGGTCCGCGACCCAGTCGCCCCACCAATCGAGGTCTTTGCCCTTGCGGTATACCTCGGCGGTGCGGAATCCGCGCTTCTCGGAGTCGTGCCCCCAGATTTCGAGCGCGCCGGGCTTCGTCCATCCGAAGTCGACCCCGCCGTCGAACCAGTTGAGCTCGGTCGAGTAGCCAAGGTCGGGTAGCTCGAGCGTCACCGGCTCGCCGCGGAGCGGCTTGTCGAAGGCGTCCATCTGCCAGGCGAGGCGCCCGGTCTGGAGGTGCACACGCGAGTTGTACATCGGGTAGATCAGGCCCGAGGCCGTGCGCCACAGGCCGAGGAAGAGCCGGTCGCGCATGTGCCCGACGAGCTGCTTATCGAGCCGGTGCAGGTACTGGCGGCCCTGCTCGCTCTCCGACAGCATCGGGTTGTCCTTGTGCCAGGACAGGATCCGCATGCGGCCCGAGCGCGTCGCGCGGCGCTTCCCGTACGGCATCGGGTCGGGGAAGCGACGGTTGGCCCAGTGGAACTCGGCATCGGGGTTCGCGTCGCCGATCAAGAGGTGCCAGCCCGGCCCGCCAGGGCGGCGCAACGCGCGGTGCAGGCTCATCCACTCCTGCTCCGTGAGCTCGGTCATCTCGTTGACGTAGATGATGTGGTACTGCGTCGAGAAAAGCCGCCGCTTTTGATCCATGCCCGCGAGGATCAGCTCGGAGCCGTTCTCGTGCGTGTAGCGCGTGCGGTTCTGGCGCTGCAGCGTCCCAACGGCGGGGTGGCTCGGGAACAGCACCTCGTTCTCGAAGGTGTCGAGCCACGAGTCATTGAGCGAGACGCGCGTCTTGCGCAGGACGAGCACGCGCGTGCCAGGCCACCGCGACATGAAGCCCCAAATAAACTTGCCCACGCCCAATGACTTTCCTGTGTTTGAACTGTAAATGCCGTCGCCAACATAATGCCCAGCGACGGGCACGCTCAAATCAAAGTATGCGTCTGTCCGTTCGTAGCGGATATCAACAATCTCGTCCCACAGAAGCGTAGAATCAGGCGATGGACTCGAAGACGCGAAAGGGGCCTGAGTCTGCGTGTCACAGGCATCACGCCACGGTGGTGCGACTCGCTCGCGAGGGTGCGACCCTGGCCGTGATTGCCCAGGCCGTAGGTGGCACGTCGCTTGGTCGGGTTGCAGAGTACTTGAAGCGCCACGGGATCCAGATTGATAGGAGCAAGCGGCCGAAGATGCGGGGACGGTCGAAGGTTGGTCCTTTGAATCCAGCCTGGCGGGGCGGGCGACACCGCGATGCGGATGACTACGTTCTCGTGTGGAAGCCTGAGCATCCAGAAGCGAACAACAAGGGCTGCGTCCGCGAGCATCGTCTGGTGATGGAGAAGAAGCTCGGCCGCGCCCTGGCGCGAAAAGAGGTCGTTCATCACGTGAACGGCGTTCGTTGTGACAACCGTCCGGAGAACCTGGAGCTGTTCTCGTCGAACGGAGAGCACCTGCGGCACGAGCTGACGGGAACGAAGCGAGGGCCATCCCCGCTTCGAGGTCGGAAACTCGGACGTAGACCCGGCACGACGAAGGGCCGCGCGCGAGGAAGCGATGGTCGGCTGTTGCCAGGCACGAAGCCCCAGACGCCAGCGTGACGCGATAGAGCGGGGCAATCCCCTTCATGAAGGGGACGGTGGCGAGCTCAGGGCCGTTGAGCGTCTGCACCCACGGCCTAGTTCCACTCCTGCACAGTTCGTCGATCCGGCGTCCACGCCCAGCTATCGGATCCCACAGCTCCGTCTCGCCCGCAACGCAGCCCGCGGGCCCGACGATCATCGCCTCCTCGGGCGGCATCTCGGTGCCGTTCAACCAGCGGAACAGGTACTTGATCGCGCCATGCGCGTGGTACTGGCGCGAGATCGAGAGCGGCGAGCTCACTCGTCGTCGGCGATGCGCGGCGGTCCCGGCCGCCCGCGGCGCCTGCCGATGATCTCGCGCGCCGAGCGTCGTTGGTGCTCGAAAAGCGCGCGCTGCTCGTGGTAGAGGCGCCGGCTCACCTCCTCGAGCACGTCCTTCTCCCAGTCGTAGGCGACGTTGGCGAGCTCGAGCTCGGCCAGAAGCTGGCGGTCCTCCTGCATCTGGCCCTTCTCGTCGCGCGCGGCGATCCGGCTCTTCAGGCCCTTCGATTGGTCCCTCACTCCTCGCCCTCCTCGTCGCTCTCCGGCCCCTCGTAGTCGTTCTCGTCGCCGATGATCACCGGGTTCCCCTCGTCGTCGAACTCGACCATGTCGCCCGCGTCGCCAGCGTCGTGCACGATCACCTCTTGCCGCGTCGAGAGCGCGCCGGAGAACTTCAGCTTCCGCGCAGCCGCCCAGCGCATCCCGAAGCGGTGCTCGAGGAGCCAGGCGGCGGCGCGCCAGTCCTTGACCTCGGTGGTCTTCGTCGAGGTGAACCCGTCCGAGTCCATGAACCGCTCGGACGTGACGAGCCCGGTCGCGGCGGCGCGGATGATGTCGACGGCGAGCGCCTCGCTGTCGGCTTCGGCCTTCTCGATCGCCTTGGCGAAGGCCACGTACTTCGGATCCCCGCGCGTGCCCTTGTCGAGCCAGTTCTCGAAGGTCTCCTCTCGGACGCCCGCGGCCTTGCAGGCTGTCGAGAAGTGGTTACCGCACGCGATTGCCGTCTCGAGCAGCTTCTGCACGAAGGGCGTCAACCGCTCCTGCTTCGTCCGCTTGCGCGGCTCGTTCTTCTTCGGGCCCTTGCGGTATGCCATCGGGTGCGTCCTTCAGCTTGCCTGTGAGCAGCTTGACCTCCCGGCTGCCCTGCCGTCCAGGAAGTCTCCAGGGTTGGCCCGAGGCGTGGCCGAGTCCCTTGCGTAGCTGGCGACGCTCCGAGGCGCTCAGCGTGTCCATGCCCGCGGTGCGGGCCTTGCCGAGCAGGCGCTCGACGCGGGAGCGTTTCTTGCCCTTCACGGCTCGGAGAACACCGACATCACCTCGTAGTCGTGCACCGAGTACACGCGCCCCTCGGCGACCGTGTTGAGCGCGATCTCGGTCCGGTAGTGGTGCTGCGGCTCGGGCACGAAGGGCACGATGAAGGCCGCGAAGCTCACGGCCGAGAGCGTGTGCCGGCTGTTGTACCCCGGGGGGCCAGGCGTCCAGAAGCCATCGACCTGCAGCGTGTTGAAGATCGGTCCGAGGACGCCCGCGCCGGGCGAGATCGCGAGGCGCTCGAAGACCACGTCTCGGTCACGGAAGCGCGCATCGAAGATGCGGATGTCGATGTCGATGATGTCGGCCGCCTGGAAGGCGTCGCGGTTGGCCTTCACGAAGCGGTCGAGCGGGATCCAGTCGACCCCCTCGTAGACCTTGTGGTACCAGACGCGGTAGGCCGGCATTTAGCTCCTCAGGAAGGCCGCCATCCCGTCCCGGTTGACGTACGTCGGGCTCACGTTCTCCATGAAGTCCATGTAGAGGCCGATCGAGTGCTCCGGAAGGTTCGCAGCTACCCACTCGTCGATGTTCTTCGCGTAGGGCCTGAGGACGTCGAGTCGCTCGCGCTCGAGCGGCACGCCCATGAACTCGAGCGCTTTCGTCTGCCTGAGCGCGAAGGGCAGGCCGAGCGCGAGCCCGAGGAGTCCGCGGCGCGAGAAGTTCATGGGAGATCGAGCCAACCAGCGGGAGGCGGCGGGCCCCAGTTGAGCAGGTTGGGGAACCACGAGAACAGCGAGTAAGGCGGCTGCGGGTACAGCTTCTCAAGGTACGCGAGGTCCGCCGCGTCGAGCTCGATCGCCTTCCCGTTGCCGAGGAGCTTCTCCGGCGGCGTCAGCGGGCGCAGCGCGCGCGTGAACTCCTCGTGCTTCGGAAGCATCACCATGGCGGCGCCCATCATCTCGTCGCGCCGTCCTCCGAGCCAGCCTGAGCGTTCGATCCGCGGTCCGATCCGCCCATCGCGCTGTCCCCGATCGCGCCCTCCGGCACGTCCTCGGGCTCGGGCACGGAGTTGGGGATCGGCGGCCGGCGGTAGAAGAGCGCCTCGAGCTGCTCGGCCCGGCGGCGGAACCAGGCCCGGAAGAGGTGCAGCCTGGACGCTCCAGGACGGCCTACGCTCGCGCGTCCCGCCCGAGGGGCTGCCGCCCGCGTGACGATCTTCCGCGGCCGCCTACCCCCCTTGCGCGCGCCCTGCGGCTGGAGCTGGATCCCAAGGGCCATCATGCGCGAGACCGCACTCGCCACCGAGAAGTCGAGGATGAACCCACCCGCGCCGCTCGCCCCGGTCCAGGTCGCCCGCTGGATGATCGTGCCGGTGTGGTTGTAGAGCAGGAGGGCCACGTCCTCCTGGCGCGTGTGCGTGTTGAACGAGGCCGCCGCCCCGACGGTCTTCCCCTCCTCGGCGTGCACCGTGTAGGCCCTCGAGCCGTAGCGCCCTGTCACGAAGTACCCGCCCGCCGATGCCGTCGGCCCGTCGGTCTGGGAGTCGGCGGCGGCGAGCGGCACCACCATGCCCACGACCAAGTCGGGCGTGAACGTGAAGGCGTTGAACGCTTGCGGCCCTGTCGCGGCCGCCACCGCGTGCTGGGCGCAGGCAAGGCGCACCGCGCTCGAGGTGAACTTGAGCGCGAGGTAGTTGGCGTCGGGCGAGCCCGCGCTGGAGGTCAGCGTGAAGCCCGTGGCGGTGATCGCGCACGTCACCGACTCCGCCGTGCGCGCCACGATCGGGAGCTGGTGGGAGTAGCACTTCGCCGTGTGCGCGACCCCGTCCGCGTCGGTCGGCTCGGTCGCGTCGTCGAAGTTGATGTAGCTCGAGACCTGGGGCGCGCCGGCACGGTCGATCGCGACCCCAAGCGTCACGAGGCCGTCGGCGTGGTTGGTGGTCGAGGCCGCGTCGGACGCCGAGAAGAAGACCAGGTCCGGCCGGAAGTTGACGGTGTCGCCCACGGCCTCGGCGGTGCCGCCCACCGACGAGGTGCACTGGTTCACGTGCGCTCGCGCGAGGCCCGCGAACAGGATGGCGGTGCACTTCGCCCGCACGGGGCCGCCGGCCGGGCCGCCCGTGAGGTTGACGACCGTGAAGTTGAGCTGTACCCCGCCCGCGACCGAGGCGTTGTAGCTCGCGCCGATCACGAGGGTCGTGCCGACCCCGTTGGCCGCGCTCAGCGCGTTCGCCCCGCCCCCGCCATCGTGCACGGTGTTCGCGTCGGGCGTGGTGCGCGTCGAGGAGTTGTCGATCTGGATGCAGATGGAGGCGTTGGGCGGCGTCGCGCCGTCGGGCGCGATGAACCCATAGCCCAGCACCGCATGGCTGTTGTCGGTGCCGTCCGACTCCTCGCGGGTGAAGATCAGGAGCGCCGCCGAGAACGCCTCGGTGATCAGCGGCGAGGTGACGGACAGGAGGCCGGTCGCCGCCGGCGTCGTGAACGTGACGACCGCGATCTGATCGACCACGACGGCGCGCCCCTACCGGGGTCGCCTACGCGCCGCCGATCTCCTCGAACGTGAAGTGCCCGGCCACTATGGTCGTGAGCACGGTCGCAGGGCCGACCGGCAGGCGCACCGCGAAGCGGTTGGACGGCGAGACGAACCACTCGATCCCGTCCTTGGGCCGGTAGGCGAAGCCGAGTTGCAGGAAGAAGGGTTCGTCCCAACAGGTCGTGACCGAGCCACCGCCCGCGACCATCACGGTCGTGTTGAGCGCCTCGAGCACGCCGTCGGCCGCCGCGTCGCCGTCCTCGTGGGCGACGGGCGTCAAGCTCGAGCCGCCCGAGCCGCTGGTACTGCCCGAGCTGCCGCGCACGAAGGACACGTTGATCCCCTCCGATTGCGCGTCCCCGAACTTCGCCGTGCCGACGATGCCAAAGCAGCACTCCACCACCTTGGCGATGCCGGTCGAGGGCGCGGTGTACTCGAAGACGTCGATCGCGTTGGTTGCGGGGATCGTGCTCGCGTTGAATCGACCGGTGTAGCGACGGCCCATAGATGGCCCTCCTGGGGACCCGAGAGACTCGTGCTCGAACTGACCGCGCGGCAGGGTAGCAGCCTAGTGGGTGGGATTCG